CTTGTGCGACACTCTGTAATGCTATTGCTGTGTATTCTGCCATAATATTATACCTCCAAATCATAAAAAATAAGGGCAAACCACTTGGTCTGCCCTAGTAACTTCGATAAAACTGCTATTGCAGACATAGTCCTCTTAGACTAATCTTGGACTAATCTTGGACTAAGATAGACTTATTTTGTTGTGATTAGCAGCCACATCCAGAATTGCATCCGCAATTTGCATAACCATAAATGTTAGATGCCGGATAAGCAGGTACCGGAGTTGGGCGTACTGCGTTGATGATCTGCTGCGTTTGAGAAGCAATCTCTGTAGTAAGCAATGCGGACTGTCTATCCTGTGATGCTGCTCTGCGGAGATCGTTGTTTTCTGCCTGCAATGAAGAAATCTTTTCGTTGCAGAGATAATCTAAGATAGCACGAGTGCCAGCATTCTGACTGTCAATGATATCTCTCGTATTGGTGTTCATGGTGTTTTGCAAAGCACAAGTGTTTTGTGCCATGTTATAATTTACACCCTGAATTGCTTCGCGTGTCTCACAGCAACAATTAGCCAACTGTGACTGCAATGCGTTTGTGTTCTGCATATTTGCTACAGTGTCTGCATTGATTGCCTGCTGGATTCCAAATCCAGTCTGCATAACGTTTGTGTTGATTCCATTGAACCCTGTAAGCATGGAATTGTTTACAGCATAGATACCATCGCAAATACCGTTAGTGATTCCATCCAGTTTTCCAAGGATAGACTGTGTGTCAAATCCTCTCTGGATTGCGGAATCTGTGTAAGCCGCCGCAGTAGCACCGGTAGATCCGCCGTTGCCGCCAAAACCATTCCATCCACCGAAAGCAAAGAAGAGAACAAACACAATTATCCACCATGCTCCATTATCTCCAAAGCCATCATTTCTGTCATTCCCAGTTACAGCGGCAATATCTGCCAAACTAGGAGAAGTTGAATTAAACATATTTTTTACCTCCATAATTTATTATTTATAGATAATCTTGCAAGAATTACTATCTTTATTTAAAAAAATGTGCTATAATATATTTGTACGGATAGGGTAGCTCCCGATAAGCTGTTTGTCCTAACAGTTTCCGTACAAGATAATTTGGACATTTTACACTGAAAGGACAGGTGTTATTTTTATGAAAGCGTCTTACAAAAAACACAACATTTCCGATTATATTGGGAAAAAGTATGGTCTACTTACAGTAATCGGAGAATCACCAAAAACTCATTGTTTATCAAACAAATTTGATTTTCTTTGTGACTGCGGAAATGTAATATCCGAAACTCCCGGAAGAGTATTATATGGTCACAAAAAATCATGTGGCAAATGCCGAAACAGAAACGCAAGTTATAAACTTGAACAAAAAATCAAAAACTCTATAGGTCAAACTTTTGGCAAACTAACAATAATTGATATATCCAACAAGACAAATGACGGAAAAACATATATTAAATGCAAATGCGAATGCGGTAATATAGTTGATGTTCTTCCAAATCAATTATTTATCGGTTCTATTAAAAGTTGTGGTTGTTTAAAATCAAAAAACAAACTACTTGCCAATAATAATTCTACATCTTCAGGAAATTACCGAGATGGTAGAACAAAAAACCCTTTATATGGCACATGGTGTATGATGATTAAACGTTGCGAAAACAAAAGCAGTTCTCATTATGATCGCTATGGTGGGCGCGGTATAAAAGTTTGCCCTGAATGGCACAACTTTTGGAATTTTGTTTCTTGGTCTGATTCTGTCGGTGGAAGACCAGACGGATTTACTCTTGATAGAATTGACAACAACGGAAATTACGAACCGTCTAATTGCAGATGGGCAAATATATCAACTCAAGCATCAAATAAATCAACAAACAGAATCATTGAATTTAACGGGCAAACAAAAACATTGCGTCAATGGGCGAATGATATTGGAATAAATGAGCAAACTCTTCGCAATCGTATAAATCGTGGTTTCCCACTTGAAAGAGCATTGAGCAATAAGTGCTACACGGGTTCAAACCAATATAAAGCCAAATAATTATCTAAATGGGAATTGATTTTTAAATTTGGAAAACTCCTTATCAAAGTCAATTCCTTTTTCTTTTGCGGCGTTTCTACCAATGTTTTCAATGCCGCTTATATCTCCTTTTTCTGCTAATCCAATCATGTTTTGTAACATTTGATTAGATTGCATTTGTGGATTACTTCTTATAATGTTCATAACAATCTGTTTTGGATTCATTATTCATCCTCCTTTTTAGCAGAAGAACTTCTTGTTTTTGTGGCCGGCTTAGCCAGATTTTTTTCCAAATTATCAATCTTGCTTACAATCTCATTCAAGGTCTTTTCTAAACCGTCTGTAACGTTCAAAATTGCCCCTATTTGGCTTTCCGTGCTTTCAGTCGATAAATTGCCAACCTCTTCATTTTGAATCGGTTTAAATGTCATTGTGCGAATCACACCATCGGCAGTCCAACTTTTAGCATAAATCTCGGATAAATCTTGTTTTGGGAAAAATGCTACTGATCCATTCAAAGGAACATCATTCGCAGTTATCATTTCCGCATTTTGTACAATTTTCCCCATTATTTGCGGTTCCTGCTGGATTCTCTGCGGAATGTTCTGTGCCATCTGCGGATAATTGGTAAAAACCGGGTTATAATTCATCGGCTGTTGCTGTTGCTGATACGGATTGTAGTTCATCTGCATTTTGTTTTTCCTCCTCCAAAATTTCCTCGATTGCTTTCACAACCGATGCCTGCGTTGCCATGTCAAGTCTTTGCAGTTCTTCGCGTGCAAAAATTTTCTCTAAGGTTTTGTCGGATAACATAAGCATCCCTCCTTGTAATTATATTTTTGCATAAAAAAAGACGGTAAAACCGTCAACAAACTTTCCAAAAACTGTCATATTTATGTCAAAACGCAATGTTCAAACTTTTTCAATTTGATGTAAATTTGATGTAAATATCGAGATTTAATTTATGAAAGTACCGAAAACACTAAGGTTCACAATCAAATTAGCACTGTCAAGAGGTGAGTGCTAATAAATTTATAAAAACTTTGTAAAAACCGTCAAAGCCTTACATAAAGCGTACTTTCAACATATTCAAAACATCGGAATTTATAAAAACTTTATAAAAAGTGGTATAAATTTACTTAAAATTACACTGTTTTGATGTAAATTTGATGTAAATACATCATCTGGCAATCTCCGAAATTTCGAGTTTCTTTATCTCTTCATGCAAACGATCTGATGTAACATGAGTATAAATATTCATTGTTACGGAAATATCTGAATGCCCCATAATCTTTTGTAGCACCTTTACATCAATTCCTTTTTCAGCCATCCGTGTACATCCGGTATGCCTTAAAATGTGCGCAGATATGTGCGGCAGAAAAACATCATCTTCTTTTACATCTTTATTATATGCGTTTACAATATTTAGCAATGTATTATTTATTGCAGATGGCATGATTGGATTTCCTCTTTTAGTTATAAAAACAAAATTGGAATATCCGTCTATTGTATCAGATCTGATTCCAGAAGAAAATTGCTTCTCTCTAAAATCCATCATTACTTTGCATAACTCCCGCGTCATTGGAATTTTTCTTTTTCCGGATTCCGTTTTTGGAGTTTCGATGTAAAACCGATACCTGCCATTATGCTTTTTGTAAAGCAATTGATGATCGATATTGATTTCTCTGCTCTTAAAGTCGATATCATTCCAGGTCAAACCTATTGCTTCTCCGCAGCGCACCGCCGTTGTAATCATAAGAAAGAGTAGAGGATAATGCTTTGAATAAACCTTACTGTCCAAAATAAAATCAAGAAATGCCATCTGCTGATCCAAAGTCAGCGCTTCTCTTGTCTTTTTGTTGTTTGCATACAACTTCAAGCAGTCCTTGCATGGATTTTTTAATATTATGTCATTTTTCATTGCTTCATCCAATACAAGGGAAAGCATAATGTTGTATGCTTTGATGGTAGAATACGACAAGCCGTTGTCAGACAATTCATTGTAAAATTTAATGACATGAGATCTTGTCACTTTTCTTGCTTCAATTCCGCCTATTCCATTTCGAACTCTATAGTTCCATAAGTTCAAATAGTTATTCTTGGTACTTTCCGATATGTTTCTCCTGCCTTGAAAAGATCCGTCAAAAATCTGATTCAATGTAGAGTTATCATCTATGATTCCAAACACTTCGTTTTTCCTGACGCTCTTTTCCTTTTTACGCAATTCATCTAGTGTTTTTGCATAAAAGCATTTTCTGTTTCCAGATAAATTTTTGTATTGAAACATATAGGTGCCGTCTTTCCTTTGGCATTCTCCGTCTTGCAATACTCTTCCTTTGTTGTCCTTTCTTTTTTTCATGACTAGTCTCCTTTCGATTGAAAAAGAAAGAACATTGCGTATTAACAATATTATCACACACAATGTTCTTTCGCAAGTTATCAAATAACTTCTTTTGATAAAAGGTACTTTTCAAAAGGAACTCGTTTAATTAACGTATGAGAACCTTTTCTCAATATGTAGTTACAATCTTTTTCTTCCACCATATCACGCAACTTGTGTTCTCCAATATTGGTGTATTCGGCGGCTTCTGTTATTGTAAGCAACAATTTGTCTTTGATATCAACCTTTTCTTTCATAGGAACCTCACTTTCTCAACTTTTACTTTTATGATTCTGATTCTTCGATACACACTACTTTCACTCATTCCAGATTTTTGTGATACTTCTAAAACACTGAAACCTCTTGAAAGCAAGTTAAATATACGTTCTTCATCATCGGTAAAGTTTGCATTTAAAATAATTTTTTCAAGTTCTGGCTTTGTGAAATCTGAAAATTTCATAAGCCATTCTCCTTTATGTCCAGCACTCACAAGGGATAAAGTCTTCAAGAGACATCTGTGCATCTTCCCATTCCTTGTCGCTGATAAATTTTTGCTCCAGTTCTTCCAAAGAAACGTCTTTGAACACTGTGTAGCCGACTTCTTTTTCTTTCTGCATTGCGCGGTGGTATTCTTCCGGGTAGTTTTTCCAAACATCGTAGAAATAGCCTTTACCGCCCTTAAAGCATGGTATGCAATTGTTGTGCTTTAATGATTTATAGGCACTCGGTAACTCAATTTTTCATTCGTCTTGAATGATTCTTTTACATTCATCCGACGATATTTGCTTTTCAAACAATGGAAATTTGACTTTTCTTCCTAATTTTTCATTTCTAGCGATTGATTTTTGGACGCGTCGCCACTCATCCGGACCATATCCAACGTATTCAATCCAATCTTCCCCAATGCTTTTAAGGTATTTGTAATATTGTTCTTTCATTTGTTGCTTTAACTGTTGGGTGCAGAATGGCATAAACTGTCCGGGAATCGCACTATTTCTGTCTATACAATCCCAAATATCTTCGCCCCTGCCCCATACAGTCATTGGCAATTTCAGATACCTTGCAACTTTCAATCTGAATTTTTCAGAATCTGCACACTCGCTTAATGTTGGAGTATGAAGAAGAACAATATCCTTTTTATCAATGCTTTCATCCTGCGTAAGTAAATATGCTACATAACTGCTAGCGGCACCGCCGCTAAATAATACAACGTGTTTCATGACAACCACTCGACAAGAATTGCTTGTTCCGTTGATAGCAGATTTACGGCTTCCAATGCTACTTATTTGTTTTCACGCAATTTAAAATCTGCTTTATTCTCGCCTTTTTGCACCTTTAGGCGGTCAACCTTGGTCTACCAAGGATTCTGTCATTACTCCTTTCCGGTAATAAATTCACTGTGTGGCAATTTTTCCATCCAATAACAAAATGCCCGCCACTCTGGCAATCTGTGATTTTTTCTCTGTGCGTAAATTGTCTTTAACTGCTGATAGTTTGTACTAATTCCGGCAGTTATAAGGATTCCAGATGGACAATTATACAGAAGTCTCAAATAATTCTCTGGTGTCTTATTTTGTTCATATTCATTTTTAAGACGTTCCATTTCCTTTTTGGTACTTTCTGTCACGTACTCGTTAAAACACGAATCAAAATCCATCTTATTGATTTTGTGCATGGTAGATTGACTTGACACAATCTCAAACCAATGATACCGCTCTGCTTCAATCCATGCTTTGTTGGAAAAAGTCAAATCAAATTGAACAATAATTCCGCAAAGGAAATTATCATGCCCCGATCCTCTTTCCGCATTAGCAAGTGACTTTGTTCTTTCTGTAACCGAATAATCGCACTTGCTAGTATCTACTTGCATTGGAAACTTCGAAACTCTGATACTGTTTCCAAGACCGTATACTTGTAAATTAGAAATCGTCATTCCATTTATCTCCATTCTCTTCTCTTATTGCCAAAATCTCAAAGTTGATAAACTCTACTGCTTTCATTAAATCCTGCACAATGTCATCTTTTCGTCCTGCCCGTGAAATGTACTTCACGGCAGAACCAAGATTAAAATTCAGCCCCCAATCTCTTATTACATCTTTCGGCTCGTATTTTCGACCTCTCGTGTAATTAGACGGCTTGTGTATTGAATCATACATTTTTACTTTTCCACCTCCTAGTCTAATGGATTCACATTTTCCTGCTGCTCAAATTTGACATTCAAAACTTCTTCTAATTGATTTATGTACCAATTAACATTGAATTTTGTTGGCTCTTCATCCATTTTTATGGATTCGTCAGAGATGCACTTCATAAGTGTTTGAATCCTCTTTGTTCCAAATCCAAAATGTTCATGCAACGCAAGAAAAATTATCCCTGCCGCCAACTCCATTCCTCTGTCGTGTCCATACTTATAGTACCTCTGCATGAGTTTTTCAAAAGCACTTTTGCCGATTCCACTTTCGGTCTGCTTGATAAACCATTGCTTTTCATTCATCGACAATTTGTTTTTGTCATGCTCTTTTTGTTCTCTGCGGATAGCCGCTCTTTTGTTCCTCGCCATTTTACTTACCTCCAGGCATTCTTCTGATTTTATCTTGCTCAATGCTTAATAAAAGAATAACTGCTTTTCTCAAAACAATGACTTCGTTTTTCACCTTTCTAATTTCAAAGTTCAAAATTAAAATCATAAGCCATGTACACAAGATTATAATTAAATCGCACATTTTATTCTCCTTTCAATTCTTTTAGTTTCGCCTCCGCTTCTCCTTTTGTTAAGAATATGCCTTTTCCAAAAGAAAGATCGGTAATAAAACCGCTAACAATGTTGTTTGTTTTTTCGCATATGATTCTAAACATTTTTATTTCTCCTTTAGCAGGTATTAAAACGGAATCAACATAGCACTTATATATTTTGTATTCAGAATCTTTGCCTTTCTCAACAGCAACAACCTCAGATACAGAAAGTGGTGTTGCAATTACCCAAACAGTATTTCCCACCTTGCAAGGCAGTTTCAAAAGCCTGCCTTGTTCTTCTAAATCTTCGTAATCTGCTAATTTTGTAAGAACATCAGAGCCAAACTTATTAGGAAATCCTTTATCATCTGCAATAGGTTTAATAGAACTAGCACTACCATCAACATTCCGTATTTTTCCTGTCAATCTACTATTCATAAATTCCACCGCCTTTCACGATTTTAAATACATCTTCAAGCTCCACTACTGGAATTGTTCCAAGTTGTTCCGCTTCATCCTTATTGCTATATATTTCCAACTGTTCCACAACCTCATCCACATCATAGGCTGTCTTGCAATTGTCAATTACATCCAATACAACCTTTTTCCAAAGATGTTCGATGTTACAATTTGATTTTTGGATCTTGGATTTTAATTCATCTGCGTCAATCAATCTTCCCATCGTTTGCCCTCCTGTTCCATTGATCTATTGCTTCTACATCTGTCTCTCTCCAACGCTCAACCATGCCACTACAAGAAGGGCAATGTACAAGCCACTCATTTTCTGAATAGTTCAACATTTCCGCTTCGTTTCCACAGAATGGGCATGGTTTAAGTTTTTCATTCATTCTTCCTTATCCTCCTTGTATGGTTCAGGTAATGGTCTCCATGCGATAACTTTGCAATCACGTCCAGAAGAAACTTCGCCACCCCATCTTTTAAAATATTTGTTATAATATCCGATTTCGAATTTCTGATTCATTTCTCCCTCATGAGTGCCTTGCATTATTCTATATTCGTACCAACAAAGAACATCATTATCATTTTCTGGTAGTCTTTCACTACATGGAATCCAAACATCGTTGTGTTCCTCTTCGTTTCCTACAATTTTTACTTTACACCCGAATTTTTCTTCAAGCTCCTGCATTGTCACTTCTTTGTGTTTTTCACGTTCCCAAATGAGTTTACCTTTCTTAAAAAATGCATGAAAAATATCCTCTGGTTTTTCGTATATTTCCATTATGTCAAAGGGATCAATACTTTTACTCTTAAATGTCATATCCGCATTATAACGGGTTAAAGATATTTGTGTATTATAAAATTCCAAAATATTCTTGTACCCTGCAAGAATATCTCCATAATAAAAAACATTTCTCAAAACAATGTATGGATCTCCATTTCTCAAAACAACAACCATTCCGTCTTTCAAATCATTCAATGTCATCATCATTCCTCGCTTTCTTTTCCAATATGTTTTAGTTTCAACTGCTCCACAAAATCATCAATAGCCTTGTTGTAGCCGAATTTGTAGCCAAGTCTATACACATTTTCCGATATTCCCTCATTCGCCCTGTACGCTTTCAATTCTTCTAACAAATCCGATATTTGGTTTCGTGTTTCTTTGCATTCTTTACAACTGAATTTGTCACAATTCATACAACAAAATTTTCTATTTTTTTCAATTGCTTCGTCAATCGTCATTTTTCATTCCTCGCTTTCCACAAACATACCAGATGCAAAATCACATTTGATAGGCTTATCTGCCGTTACTTTTACACCTAATTCGCCGTCATTAAGAGATAATACTACGGTACAATCCTGCAACAAAAATACCTGCATTTCTCCATCTTGCAATTTCTCGCCTTTGCCATACTCATTTTCAAAGGCTTCAAAAATTTTTTTCATGAAATCATTCATTCTACTTTACCTCACTTTCTAATAATTCTGGATTGTCAAAAATGTTGCCAATAACTTCATCCTGTTGCAAACTCCAGCGCATTGTCTTAGAGTAGGTGAAAATAGGAGCTTGATACTTAATGAAATCAATTCTCGTTCTATCCCATTCGTATTTTAAAATATCATTTTCCCAAATCAACTTGCCATTCTTGTCTTTCAAGCCTGTGCATTGGCAGATTGTAGATGGGTTTACTTCATAGAAATCTATACCAGTAATACTCCAATCATCGCAAGCAGTTCCATTATATTCTTCAATAACAAGCCCACCTATAAATATTTTCCCATTTTCAAATCCATCATCAAACATGTAGCCTTGCACCCACTCCCCATTATCAATCCGCTTTGCTTTAAATAAATATCTATCTTTCATTTTCATCCTCCAATCTCACACCACAATAAGGACAATATTTTATACCATGAAGCACATTTCCAAATTGTATATACCATCCTTTTTTATCATCCGAATACTGATATTTCACAACACTAGCAAACTTACAGTTTTTTAGATGTTTACAATTATGCTCTTTCATAAATTCTAAATTGTTGCTCATATTTCCTCCTATTCTGACTCTGATTGAAGCCATTCAAGATGTTTTTGTTTGCAAGTTCCGTCTGGATAGCAACAAGAATCATCCTTTTTCACATAGCATTCTTCACAGGATGCGTTATATGCCAAAAACTCTGCTAACTCATCATCCGTCATGTTTCTGATTCTTTCTGCGTTAGTCATTCAAAATCAATTCCTTTCTTTTCTAAATTTTTCTTTACGCATTCAATGCAAAGTTCTTCGCCGTCCAGTATGTACAACGTATCTTCATCCAAGCCACATTCATCGCAGTAATAATGTTTGACGTGACGGAATCTGCAACTGTCTCCCATACAAAGATAGGCAGGTGCCGCACAGTCTCGGCATTCGTTTTCTTCTCTAACCACAAGCAGCACCCCATTCCTTTAATTTTTTTCTTGCTCCTTGTACACAAGCATGAACCCATTGACGTGATACGCCCTCTGATTTTGCAATTTCAGCAAAACTATAACCTTTGATAAGAAGTAGGATATATCTCTTCTCTCTGTTATCCAGCATTTCAATCAATTCTCGCATTCCAAAAATTTCTCCCCAATCAGGGTTCTTTTTGTCTGGGATAATCGACTGTAGTGTTTCATCTTCTACACTTCCATCTTCCGAATAGCAATAGTCCAGCGACAATTTATTCTCATCGTCAATTTTTCTTGACTGTCTCCTGTTATAATTTATTTCACTGATTATTGAGTTCTTTATAGCCTTTACCGCATAAGTGGCAAATGGTCCTTTCTTTTTGTCCCACAAAACTGCTGCATTACAAAGCCCAATACAAGCATATCCATGCCATTCTTCAAGGTCATCTAAGTGCATAACACTAAAAATCACGTATGGAACTAATTTATAGTTTTCCTCGACAAGTTTCTTTTGTTCCTCTGTCAGCATTTTTTCCACCGCCCTTTCACTTCGTCAAGAACCGCAATTACGATGTCTTGGCACAATTTTCCGTACTTTTCACCCAAAAATATTCCGTCGTCCGTAAATTGTTTCCAGTAATCATCGGAGTTTTCGGGATTGTAATACTTTTTTCTCCAGTTCCAGACATCCGTCCACATTTTTTGTTCTTCCGGAATATCTGACGCTCTCACACTTGACATGGTGTCCACTCCTTTCGATTAAGTAAATGGCGATTCTTCGTATTCCGTCTGAACGAATCCGTCTGATTTATTCCATCCAAGAAGATAGTCCGGGTCGTCATTGTTTCCATAAATCCTTTTTGATTTTTCGTCAAACTTCACTTTCCATCCGTTGTAATTCGTTCTGCCAAACACACGATTCTTGGTAACTGCAATAATTCGTGGAAACTCGTCCATGTCCACCTCGTCCTTGTTGACGTTGTAATGAATGATTACCCCTGCGGAATTGACAATATCGGAATCTCCACGGATTGAATCATCCATATCTTCATCATCAATACCACTATCTTTCCTTTTGTGCGCTACCAAAATAATACAAACGTTGTAGAACCTAGCCATATCCTCTAATTTATGGGATATATTGCTTTGTGAATCCAACTTACTTCCTTTGACATTCGTCTGACTAATCATCGTCATAAGATTGTCTATCAGAATCACTCTTACATTCTGACTTATAATCATCTGTTCAATAGTCTTTAAAAGGTCGGTATCTTCGTCATTTACCATAGTTCTGTCGTATAACATACATTTTCCTCGGTACCACTCTTCAATCTCTTCTTTGGCTGATTTACGAACGTAGCGACGGACATACTCGCCACGATTTTCTTCAATCACATTCTGCGGACCAGCGGATTGGAAATCTATAGCGGACTTAAAAAGGAAGTTCGGCAACTCCCCGGAATAAGCAAACACGTTGTAGCCACAATCAATCGCATTTCCTAAAATCTGACTTGCCAAAGTGGATTTACCTTTTCCGGATTTCCCAGTTATCAAGTTGACACATCCAAATATCAAGCCGCCACACAAGAGTTTGTCAACCTCTTGTATTCTTGTTGGTATCTTTTCAAGTGAATACGGATCCACGTCTTTTACGTCAGCAAGGTCAATCACGTTTTCTACCGGAATCGGTATCGCATTCTCAACGCATTTTATGACTTGTTCCTTGCCATATTTAAGAAGAATCTCATTTGCGTCTTTACAGTCAAGATAATTTTCCTCTCTGACGTGCTTAATCTTCGTTTTAAGACGTTTTGAAAGTTCATCCAGTAAAGATATAGACCCTTTCTCATAATCGCCAAATACGATGATTTCTTCCCACTTACATAGCCAATTCCAACAATAAGGAACCCATGTAAATCCTTTGGCGCCTGTCGGAACAGATACAACATTGTTTATTCCTGCTGTAGCAACTGCCAAACAATCCATCTGACCTTCTACAATTACAAGTCGTTTAAAACTAGTGTCGCATTGTTTCATACCAAACAAAATAGGTTTTGTCTTTGACTCGCACCACTCTTTATTGGCATCCTTGGTCTTGTCAAAATCCGTTTTACGGTACTTAACAAATTTAAGTTTTCCGACTTCATCATAAAACGGAAACACCAAAATGTTAGGATTTTTTGTCTGCACCGTTATTTCGTACCTCTTTGCAACTTCTTCCGATATTCCGCGGCTTTCCAAATACTGTAGTGCTTCTGGTTTTGGAATTACCGGTTCTTTCGGTTGGGGAAGTTCTCGGTACTTTTTCTTCGGTGCGTAGTATTCGTCAATCTCTGTTCCAAGAGAAAAGTCAAAATCTCTTGCAAGAGTTATCATGTTTCCAGAAACACCACAACTTGCACGTAAGCACTTGTGTTGTCCGGTTTTGAGATTGATGGAAAATGTATTGACATTTCCACGTGTCGCTCTTGGTTTGCAATACGGACAAGTCTTGAAAAACAATTCATCCCCTCGTTCCTTACAAAGGATTCCTACGTGCCGGGCAAAATCATACGCATCGCTCGGCTTAAATTCATACGGTGCATATCTCATTTGCCTGCCTCCATTTCAGTCCATTCTTCGTCAGACATTTCCGGTTCCTCATCTTTAGTCTCTCTAGCAATTTCTGCTTTTGAATTTTCTACTCTATGTGCTTTATCCTTTGGTGCCAAATTCAAATAACTTTCAAACTTGGTACCAAACAATGTCTGTGGTCGGAGATACTGTTTCATCTTCTCGTTAGATTTCCATTTCTCACACATTACATCTATCACTTTCTTGAAATCTTCCAGAGTAAATCCGTCTGCAAATCTAGCCTTGATAAATCTCTGCGTGCTACTGGAATCAGATTTAAACTTGGTATCTGCCTTTTCGTTCAAGTAAGAAACAACTTCCGCATACGGAATATTATCTTTCTTTCTTTTCTTCTCATTCTTATCTTCTTTTAATATTGTGTTCGTTATCTGATTGTCAACAGTTTGCATTCTGTTTGCATTCTGTTTGTAATTATCTTGGTACTCATTATACTTAACTACCGTAAATACGGTGTATTTACCATGGTTTCTGTTTGTAATCTCGCCTGTGCTTTTCAAATGCTTTACGGCGGTTCTGATTTCATTTTCCGTAAGTGATGTTGCTTTTGCCAAATCAGCGGTTGATGCTGGAAACGAACCTCTTGGAATCTCAACACCTTTATATCTTCCATTTTTCCAGTAGGCAGATAAAAGCATAAAGAGAAACAATCTCGATGTGTTAATATCTTGCCACCATTCCCATTCCAGCATTTTTCGGTCAATCTTAATGAAATTACCCATTGGAGTGCTGCACCCCCTTTTCTTCAAGTTCTGTTATTTGTAGGTTATTTCATTCTCGATCGGATTCTTTTCTGCTTTTTATCTATCCATTCATTTATCTGCTCGTTTGAGACATCGTAAATTTCTTTTAATAATTCAATTGAAATCAAAACGTCTGCCATTTCTTCCGCAAGGTGGTTTTTATCTGATTTCCCACGCTTTTCCTTGCTGATTGCTTGGATAAGTTCCGCACATTCTTCCATACAAACTGTAGACTGTACGTCTTTTCCGTAGTAAACAATGCTATCATTAATAATTTCATTATCAATCTTAACCAAATCATTAACCGGTTCAATATAATTATATTTTCCTGCATAATATTCAATAAATGCGTTTAATGGGAAATCAGAAAAAATACCCCAAGGTTCTCCAACGTCAGGTTTGTAAATATATCCAAGTTTAGAACCGCCATAGCCATAAGTGTAGCAAGCAACTACTCTACCATTTTCTATAACTGCGAAATCTCTAGCTTCCAACTCGACAACATCCTCTAATGAAACACTATTTTGTGGTGGCTTGCCACCATATAATGCAATATAATTTTTATCTGCCGGATAAATTTCTACCACTTTTAAAAAATAGCCACTAGGATAGGAAAATCTTTGGGTAAATGTTGGATATCCTGCGTTTTCCAGCAAATTCATCAGAACATGGCATTGTTTTTCTGACTTGATATCTACTACAACATTTTCTTTTAACTCTTTTAATTTCATTAAATCATTCCTTTCTTTGATTTTTAGGCTAAATAATAGCCCTTACTTTTAACTTCTGCATAATCATTTTCTGTAAGCAAAACTTCTTTCTGAATCTCTTTATTGCCATAACAATCAACATCACATACAACCTTAAAAAACAACACCCCGTTCTTTTCAATCGGTTCTTCATAAGTTATGTTTGTTACATAGTGTTCAAGTAAATTCATTTTGAATCACCTACTTTTAATAACTCCATAAACTTCTGATACTGTTTCTGCGACACCTTATTGCCAGCCTTATCCTCTCTAATTTCGATTTTAAGGTGCTTTTCTGCGATATGGGATAATTCCCTTGCCAATACTTTTTTGCCTTGCTGTATGCCCTGCATATAGCCTTTAGGTGCTTTTCTTTCTCCGATAGAACCACTTGCACGATTTTCTCCTTGACCGCCAAGGCTTACGTTCCTTAATTGATATCCGGTATCTGCATACAGTTTGATGAAGTGCTTCTCTCTTTCATCAAGTTCGCTTTCTGGAAAATTAAGAAACTCCACTCTCCATCCATGAGGGTTCTTCTGCTCGTCATATAACTTGTGCTTACGCAAACTAAGGTCAATATGTTGCTCATACCCTGTCATATGGCTTGCTAATCTCGTAAGTATCTTTACCGCCTGTCCAATGTAGGCAAATCTGAATCCGTTTTCATCCTCTCGGAGGAAGAAGTAAATTCCGCTTTCATCGTTCAGTTCTGGATTCAATTTCAACAATTTTTTCTTGTTTTCATTTTCAATTGCTTTTGCCCTTGCAATGTTCTGATATCTGCTCAAACTTATCACTTCCTAACTTTAAATTTACTCCCACCCATTTTCTGCCATATTACTTATTCCTCGGATTCAAAGATTGAAGAGGAAAAGATACAGAATGGACGAACACCGAAATCGCTGATGCAATTAAAGTTGCAGATGAGGCCGGACGGCGAAACCGTAGCTACACAAGTTTTGTAATCATTACAAGGTGTACTCCATGGTGTGATAAGCCACCACCAGTCATCCTCTGTGTTTGGTATAAGGCTCCTGTATTTTCTGTACTCATCAACTGTCAGCAAAGAAACTTTTTCATAAGCCTTGCCATATTCCGTCTGTCCATCGAGAGATAACAAATCTCTTTCTCTTTGAAGAATATTATCTTCTCCGATTTCTTCCTTTAATTTATCCAAAAACTCTGTTACAAGATAATCACGAAGATCACTATTTACCCAATTGTTTGATTCTGAATCAAACTCCATCTCTCCGATACTGTCAGCCAAACAACTATATCCGTCATTTGTAATATCAAGTATTTTCCATGTCGTTCCAGAAATTTCGAAAGTATCTCCGATTTTTAATCCGCTTGGAATTTTTCTTGCAGCATTCTTTTTTTCAAGAATGGCAACTCTGCTTTCTAACTCTTCTAACCTTTGTAATTCATTCTTATTCATAGTAATTCTCCTTTCGATACAAAGATGTCAGATTTCAAGATACAGAATGGGCGAACACCGGTATGGGTGCGGCAATAACTGGCGCCGACGTGGCCGTCCGGCGAAACCGTAGCGATTGTTCTAACATTACCATTTTTATCTGAACCCCAAGGCGTGCAAGTCCACCACCAATCATCCAAATCCTTATTCGGGATAAATTCATGGTATTTTCTAACCTCGTCAAAAGTCATCGGACGTACTTTTGACATAAACATTCCACACTCGTTTTCTCCGCAAACAGAACGCAAGTCGCATAAGTTTCCGACAATATTTTCTGCTCCGACTTCTTTTTCAATGATTGGCAAAATTTCATCTTCTATTTTGTCTTTCAGAACGGAAGCACGATAATTTCTTGCATCTGAATCAAATGCTACGTTTTCAAGCATGAAATTCTTAGATACAACACCTGTTACATCAGAATCACCGCCATTAACCTCAAAAACTTGCTCCAGAACGATAAATTCATGCTCACCAATCATAAATGTTTCGCCCGGTTTCAATTCTTTAAGTTGCACCTTTTTTTCTTTTTCTTCCGCTTCCAGTTTTGCGACCAGATTTCTAGCCATTTCCAATGTCAATTTACTCATTTTGTTTTTCCTCCATTTCTTTTAATTAAACGGCAATCCATCTTCGATTCCGTCTGGGATATTCATAAAATCATCATCTGCGCCATTTGCCTGTGCCGGCTGATTCTGATTTTGTGTTTGATTGTTACTTTGTGCCGATTTTCTTTCTGCAAATTCAACTTCTTCTACCATAATCTGAAAAGAATAAACCTTTTCTCCGTTTTTGTTGGTATAATTGTTGTTTTCAATTCTTCCAACAAGAGACATTCTGCTGCCCTGCCGAAAATACTTCTCGACAAATTCAGCGGTTTTACCAAATGCGGTACAGTTCAAGAAGTCAGCATTTGTTTCTCCATCTTTGGCGAATCTACGGTTTACCGCAAGGGAAAATCTAGCAACCGCCATCTGTTTTTCCCCTTGTGAATATCTGATTTCCGGGTCTCTTGTAAGATTTCCAAGCAAAATTACTTTATTCATTGTCAGATTCCTCGCTTTCTTTTTCCTGTTTTCTTTTAAGAATTTCCAATATTTCTTCCGCAATTTGTTTTTCAGATTTAAAAACATTTTCAGCACAACGTCTCATTAGTTTTTCTGCGGTTTCCTCACCAATTTGCGCTTTCATAGATTTATAAATCGCATTTCCAATGAAAGTCCATTGTGCCATTAAATCATTTTGGTTTCCTTTAATTACCACTTTTTTCTTATCAAATTTAATCATTTCAATCTTCCTTTCCTAAAATTTATTTTCTGTCTTAATATCCGCCGGATTTTTTCATAACCTTTTTAAATTCTTTGGTAGAAATTCCATATATTTCTATGTATTCATAGTAATAACTGTGCAATACAACTATGCCATCCTGATTATAAATAATCTCTCTTTCATCACCTGAAAGAGATGGAGAATTAAACATCTGTATTCCGTGCTTAAATTCATTTTTCAAAAACTTAATTAGTTTTTTTATTCTTTTTTCTGTTTTCAAAACGGACATTCATCTCCTTTCTTTAAAATCCATTCTTTGTTAGGCTCTGCAACGTCCACATTTGCCGATTTAAGAACCGATTTAACCTCTTGCATACATTCTTTGGGGTCTGCCGATTCTTTGCTCATATGGCACAGTATGACGTTCTGCAATGTGCTTGAATTATTTGCGGTTACAAAATCTTTGACTGTTTCCAGTTCCATGTGACCTCGAAAAACGTGTTCTCGTTTTCCTGCCACTTTGCTTAGGTACTTCTTTTGGTAATTGCACGAAACCAAAATATGATTTAAGTTTCTAAATCTCCACTTGACAAATTCCGTGTCGGTCACGTAAAGCAAGTTACCCATTTCTGGATGGCTGATAATGAATCCGTAACACGGACACTCGCTACCATCCGTGTTTGTGTGACAAAACTTTCCATCCTTATCTTGCATAGGCACCGTAGAAATAAGAAATGGTGCTTTCTTGAAATTCATTGCCTTGTAGCACTTTTCGTAAGGCTTATAAACCTCAATTCCAATCTCTTCAAGTTCTTTTGCCGACTTGCTATGGTCTTTGTGGTGGTGGGTAACAATGCACCCAGCCACACACCGCAAATCGTAATTTAATCCTTTTTTTATCTCACGGATTGAAAGACCACAATCAAGGATAAGGGTTTTGCCATTGCTATCAGTCAACAGATAGCAATTCCCGCTACTGCCGCTACCAAGGCATTTCAAAATCATTCCTGCACCTCGATTTCTTCATCCTGCGGGAACTGAAAAATAATATTTCTATGGCAAATTCTATCCTCAAATTCTACGGTTTCATTTATCCATGCTTTTCTTACCATTTCCATGACCTTAATTGCCTTTTCTTCGCTTGAATAAGAAGCGATTTTAAAGTCTTCGGAAATTCCCGATTCAACTCCAATAAGGTTTTTATTCAGCCAGTAAATACCATCACTATACCGCTGAATTACTACTTGATCGTATGGAACATCAAATGTTCCGTCTTGGCTTATCAGTCTCATTCTTCGTCCTCCATAAACTCCGGTTCAACTGCTGCCGATTCAAAATCTTCTGAATTAGCACCGTTAGAAATCTCCTTTTCTACTTGCTCCTGCATCGTTTCCAGCGGATATTCTTTAAAATCTCCGTCAATAATTTCTTCTTTGGTATAAAGTCCCATCGTAAGTTCCGGACAGTTCAATCTTGCAAAAAATGATGCGGCTCGATATCTCAACATCAACTGTGGCATCGTTTTCCACTTTGAACCGTTTTTCTTTGTCCATCCCTCGGCATCTGCCATATCCATGTCAACTACCATGCCGTCAATTCTTCTTCCTGCTTTCATTGTCCAACACTGGCAAGAAAAAGGCTTACCGTTTTTCTGCTTTTCATCGTACTGCAATTCAATATCATAATTTCCGCTATTGTTTACCTGCGCAATCAAAAACTGTGCGCTCCAACAAGGTTTTCCTTGGATTGGATAAAGATTCTGCATTACCATCATTGGACTTACTTTCATTCTTTGTGCCTGCTCAATAGCAATCAAACAGTTTGACGAATTGTTCTGGTATATTGCTGGAACAATAGTCGATGCTGACAATGCCTTTGCCATCTGCATCGCCATAACAAAATTATCCGATGTTCCAAAAATACCAAGGCTATAATCCGTTACCTTGTTATTATGTGCCGCTACTTCCTTTTTTTCCTCCTGTACAACTACTTCATTCTTCTCTGCCATGTTTTCTACCTCTCTTCCTTTACATATTCAATAATTCCAACCTTTTCTCCATCTGGAATCTCATCGCAATCTCTTATCCTTATAAGCATTTCCTTATCTACAAAAGGTGAATACCCTATAGGGAAACAACAACCAAGCTGGTCGTCAACAATCGGAACCTCTGGAGATGCGCTTCCATCTTTAGCACGAATGATAGCAGTATCTCCGACCTTTAACGGTCTTCCGTAGCAATCGACAAGGTTTGTTTTTTTTCCAATAGTTCCATAATTGACTTTAAAAACCTTCGTACATTCAAGATGTGGCTTAAATTCATTTTTTTTAAGAAATTTTAAGCCAGGTTCTCCGACCAAGCAGCACATCTCCCGATTGGTGTCATCTTGAATTACTATTCCTTTGTAATCATAAAACTCAAGGTCTCCAATTGCGACAATTCTTCCAGTTAATCCATTGGGGGGAAGAGAGCCATAAGTATATCGAGTTGCAGTTTTTAAAGCAATTTTATTTTCGATAAAGAAATACTCATTATTTGTAAACGAATATCCATTATCAATAACCTCTACAATATCTCCAACCTTAAATCCCATAATCATTCCTCGCTTTCTCTTAAAATTTCTAATTCACGTTCTGCTCTTTTAAGATGCTCTCTAGCACCATTTACTTTTGCCTCTGCCGCATTAACGAAAATTTTCTTGGCATATTCAAAATTTGGCTCCGTAAGGATAACGTTATCCCTCAAAAGTTTTCCGATGTCATCCTTTCTTATTCTGGAAAAACAATTTGGAAATCCACCACTAACAGATTGATAAGTTTTCTGTTTTTCCTCTGCCTCGGAAACGGTAACTACAACACCTAATTTGTTACAATAACCATTTATTGTGTTTGCCGTGTAAAAATACAGTTTCATATCACACCTCCTTAATTTCCAGTTCCGCATTGTTTGATACTGCTAGCATAATCAACTGGCTTTCCACCATTTCAGCGACTTTCTTCTGATTTTCCTCGTCCAATGATTCCAAATCATCCAACCAAATCGGACAATTTATACCGCTGATTTTCTGAATCGAACGACAGATATCTACTCTGCCAAGGATTCTGTTTCCCTTGTTGGACATCGTTGTCAAAATAGACTTGCCGTCAATCATCGGAACGCAAACGGATTTATAATTTCCGTTCTTTGCGGTTTCGAACAACTGCCAATTGACAATGCCAAACTTAGAATTGATTTCTTCCGACAATTCCTCGTTTTTGGCTTTCTCCAGTTCTTTCAGCAAATCCAAGATTTTTTCTGCATCTGCCTTTTCCTGTTCTTTATCAAATTTGGACTTTTTCAATTCTTCCAACCTGATTTCGTCTGATTCCGTATTGGCAGCGGAAATTTTTCTGTCCACTTCTGCCAATTCAGAACGGATTCGTTCTTCTTCTGTTTTTAATTCCGCTTTGATGTCTTTGAGATTCTGCATCTTCTTCATCGAATCTTCTCGATCAGCAATTTTTGATTCAATCTCTTTGTATTTGTCCGACTGCTTCACATCAATTGGCTTGATAGATTCCAATTCTTTCTCAACTGAATCGTATTCAGTAGTCAATTTTTCCGATTCCTCATTTTTCTTTTGAATATTTTCCTCAATGTTTTTCAAGAGGATTTTTGAATCGTCAATTGCTTTCTTTAAGGCATTTCCTCTTTCCACAATCTGTTTCAATTCATCCGCTTTGTGGCTTTCAAATTCTGCCCGCATTTCCTCTTTTTTCTCTTCCGGGTATTCTTGACCGCAATAAGAACAAACAAGGCTTGATTCGTCAAATTTCCGCTCATTTGCAATCTTCCATAACGTTGCCTGCTCGTCTTTCTTCCGCTTATTGTCCGAGATCAATTTGGTTTGGAGTGCCAAATCACTACTCAACCTAGATAACTCGCCCTTAAATCGTCCGATTTTCCCCAAAATTTCGTCTTTTTTGTTCTCCAAACTGTTCTTCTTGGTAGCAATCTCTGAATTGGCTTTCTGCTCCATTCCGGACAGTTCGAATTTCAGATCCATAACATCCTTGACCGCATCGTCAAATTCCGTGATCAATTTATCGTTGTCTGTCTGCACCTTGATATTGGCATCCAATTTTGATTGCAAATCCTTTTTAAGCAATTCTAAATCAGAAACGTCGGTTTCCTGCTTGCTGACAATATCTCTTTGTTTCTCTTCAATCTGCCCCTTTAATATAGGAAGAGATTCGTCAACGTCTTTCACTTTCTTCTGATTCATCGCCTTGATTTCCTCTGTGTTGTATTTCTCCAAGAGAGAAGAAAGTTCCTGCAATCCATCCGTTTTCTTGGCAATATCTAAATCAGTCGTAGAATCTGCCGTCTTAAATAAAAAGTCTCGCATATCAGCCGGTTTCTGATTTAAAAATCCATTGATATTGGTTGACATTTTCAAAACAGACATATCAATACCAAGATATTCCTCAAACTCTTTCTTTGTCTTCGGAACATCGTTTATGTAGTATTCGTTATTGTCCTTGTAAGTAGTACCGTCTTTGGAATGCTTGCGTTTCTGCACTTTACGCATGGTAACTTCTTTTCCATCCACGTCAAGTACCAGTTCCACGGAAACGTCCTTGTCCTCAACCGGATTTCCGTCAACCTCTCTGCGTACCTTTGGATTGCTTCTCAATTCGTAGTCGCAATCAAACAAGCACCACATAAAGGCATTGACAATTGACGACTTTCCCTTTCCGTTCTTTGCCAAAATTTTGGCAATCTGCGGAAAATCAAGCATTACAGCCATGTAGTACATGAAATTTTCAAGAATCATTCTTTTTAACTTAATTACCATCTTACTTATCCTCCTTAACATCTACAAATCTCCCATTCTCCAATCTGTAGAATGTATCTGCTTTAATTTTTTCTCCGTCAACAAATTTCGTTTTTACGCATTTCGGAATCCATCTATCTTTTTCAAAAGATTTTTCCCATTCAGAAAGAGTAATCCAACTTCCTTTCTTTGCTCTCACAATTGAATTGTGACCTGCGCAACATATTACTGAATCTTCTCCTTCTGACGTGACCTTTGCGTAATCTCCGGAACTGCCAATCACAGTTTCATCTTCTTCATCCGTTTGTTCAATTTTAGTCTTTTCAAAAACAAACTCAATACAGGCATTGACAAATCCGCTAAATGATAGTTTCGCACCAATTTTTAGTTTTTTAGTGCAATATTTTTTATTATCATCTGTCAAGCATTTGTCCAAAGCCTCCACTTCTGCAAACTCGTTAAAACTTCCATCGGTATTAACTAAATCATAATACTCAAGGACATCAAATGGATTTTCGCAAAAGTGCATTCCACTTTTACAAATTTCAGCTGCTTCCTCTTCGAAAACTGTATTTTCCTTGTACTGCTTTCCTCTACAGACCAGTCCTTTATCAAAACCTTTAAAACCTTTCATTTTTCTCTCCTTTCCTAACGATATGTTCCGGGCTTACCACACACAAGACTTCCGTCCTGCTTTCTAACGATCGCTCCAATTTTGATAAGCGATTCGATCAATGCTGGAGGAATCGGTGTCGCTCCCTCTGCCTTGATTTCTTTTTCCTTACTCATGGTTTTCTCTCCTTTCGTCTTGCTCGTCATCATCGTCATGCTGAAACATTGACATTATCAGCGATACGATAACAATTCCTATAATCGTTACCGATACACCACACCAAAAAGGTGGAATGTACATAAGATCACTTCCTTTCCATATATACTTCTCTGTACTGGACACCGAATTTCTCGGTATCGGAATGTACGTCAAAGTATAGATCTATACTGTTTCCTTTTATCGCCCCACCGCAATCCTCGGCGATAAACTCTCCAAGTCCTTTTATGCGGACTACCGATCCATAAGGTATAACTTTTGGATCTACCGCAATCGTTCTTCCCTGCCTTGGAACAACTCCAGTAGAAGTCATTCTTCCGTACTTGTCCGAACAATCGCAACAAGGACAATATGCCGTAACTTTGTACGTTGTCCACTTTTTCCGAACAACTTTCTTTTTCTTGTGTGTCCTTTTCCTTTTTCGCTCAACATTTCTCGTCTCAGCAGAGACTGTTTCAGTTTTTGGAATCTGAATTGTACCGATTCCGACTAAAACCTTTTCCTCTGCCACTTCTGGATTTTCCAACTCGATTCCTCGGAATCCCCATATGCAGATGGAAAACAGAAACGTTATAGCGACTAACATTAACTCTCTGATGGAATCACTCCTTTTCCTTTTTCTTCTTTTCCGTCTCTGCCATGTTTTCAACTTTTCCAAGGATATATCCTTTGTCAAAATCAGACATTTTTGGAATTGCTTCTTTCAGTTTTTCAACGACTTTCTTTTCTTTTTCGCTCATATCTTCTCACTTCCTTTCCGTTATGCAATCTCACTTCTTTCAATCAATGGATATATGCTATTCTTTTTCAGAATCTCATACAGAAACAATCTGCCTTTCTGCGTCCACTCTGTCTGCATAACCACATCTGACTTTCCATTTGCTCTTGTAATATCAATAGTTTTGCTATGAACATATCCCATTCCTTGGTACTTCTGATACAAAATCCATTGCCTGCCGACTTTGTGTTGTACGTTTAGATCTTTCAGCAATTTATTAAATGCCTTAGCAGACATTCCATAATCTTGTGCAATCTGTGTTACCAGAACTGTAGACTTACTATTCAAAATCAAATCCACATAATTTGCTTTTGGTTTCATTTCGGAAATGGTATTGTTCATTTCAATGACTTCTGTTTCCAATTCCTTAATCTGCTTGTCTTTTTGTTCAAGCATTCTCTGTGCTTCAATAACTGCAAGAGCAATAAGGTCGTTTCCTGTTGGAAGTTGTGTTTTAATCACATCTTCCATTTCATGGAATCTGTTAATGTACTTTGCAGTAAACTCCGTTCCTTTACTTCCGGTCAGTTTATGTGCGATAAACTCGCAACCTTTCTTTGTAACCAGATAGCAAGGCTGCGTCTTATTTTGGCTGTTTATATAGGTACTTTCTGTGAAAAAATCGGACTGTGCAATCTTGCTCTTTCCTAATTGTTCCGAATATCTTCGAATATCTCGCAAAAGCATATTATGCTCTTTACCAACCATTTCAGCAACTTCTCTACTATCAATGTACTTTTGTGTCAACTCGTTCATATTGACTTTGCCTCCTTCCTGTTTGACTTTGTATGATTATACTATCACACTTAGTATTACTTGTCAACCTTTTTCATAAAAAAAGTTTGACTTTGTGTGACAACTATGATATTATACTATTGAAAGGAGGAAATCGAAAATGAATGAACGCATAAAGTTACTGCGAAAAGAATTGAATTTGTCACAAGAATTGTTTGCGGATCGCTTAGGTTTGACGAAAAATTACATTTCCTTAGTAGAGAACGGAAACAGAAACTTGTCGGAACAGTCTCAAAAAATCTTATGTTCCTTATACAACGTCAACGAAGAATGGCTGAAAAGTGGAACTGGAGAAATGTTTTGTCAGATTGACAAAAACGATGAAATTTCCAAATTGTTCGGCGAAGTTATAAAAGAAGATGACGGAGATTTCAAACGTCGGCTTGTAAATGCTTTAGCCAAATTAGACGATGATGGATGGAAGACATTAGAAACATTGATTGATTCGATTTCCAAGAATTAAAAAAGAGCCAAGGGATAAGCAATCATTCCCTTGGCTTTTTTCTTCTACTCTGTTAAATTTTCTATAAAAACATATATCGCCCTAAGAAAATATATGTTTTCCATCTTTTTAATCATTTCGATAATTTTGTTTTTGTAAAACTGCTCATTTTCGTTTTCATTTCCCATGTTGCCCTCCTTACGATAAGACAATTATAGAACATTTGTTCGTAATTGTCAATCATAAATTTGCAAGATTGATTGTTTCCCCTTAGTTTTAAAGTGAGGGGCAGAGTTACACAATGAACTCTTACCCCTCGCCAGAACTTGAATTGTCTCGTTTGAGACAATTTTATCTTACACCTTTTGGCACAAGAAAACAATCTTTTTTCATCGCAAGTTCGGTCAATTTTCGACACCAATGTCTTTTTTGAATTGTTTCCACATTTTGTTATCTTTTCCAATCATAGGATGAGGGCAATCCTTACCGTTTACATCCCAATGTCTGATAACGGTTTTGGCGTTTGGACAGTATCTTTTGATGTACTTAATCAACTTTTTAACTGCTTTTGCCTGTTCCGCGGTATAACCTTTTGTTGCATCGCACAATTCTATTGAAACAGAGTTTGCATTTGTACATTCCTTGTAATACTTCCCTGCTCCTTTGTCTTTGCTGTAAAATCCACCAACACTCCATGCAATCTGATTCATTGGAATTGATTTTACCGCTTTACCTTTTTTCCCAACAAAGAAATGTGCGCCAACGCCATTTCTTGCTCCTGTCTGCTCTTTTTGGAAAAATTTAGCATTGTCCAATGCCGTATCTCCATTGTTTCCAGTATAATGAATAACAATAAAGAAAATACTTTTTCTGTCTCTCTTTCCGTGCATACAAGACTTATTCGCTAACAGTTTTTTCATCTTCTTCTACCTCCTGTTCCTGTTCTTTCAGCAATGCTTCGTACTTTTCCTTGTAAGCCATCGCCGTAAATTCGGTTTGAGCAAGTCGAACTTTCAGTTCCTTGACCTCGTTTGCCAACTTATCAACGATGTAATCTGCCATTGTAATTTCTTTGTTTTCCATTTTTCTAACCTCCTAAGATTTTATAATTTATCTCAAAACCAACGCCCTATAAAAATTGCGCTGGTTACTGAATTTACGGGAAGTGTTGCACCAGAATGCGTAGCCCAAAAAATACATCTGCTATATCCAGTTTTGCTGACGCCATCAAAACTGACATTTACAAATGGTGCTGACGTGTCAGGAACGCCGATTCCAGTAATAACCATCGGTGTATCTACAAATGCTAATGGGAAAGTTCTACCGTCTCTAGATTTGTAATACACCCCTTCTTTGTTGCTTATATCTGTAAGTGAAGTTACATTCCCCATTTTACTTCGATACTCAATAACAAGTCTTCCGTCTCGGTATTTTTTACAAGTAAAATTTCCACTTGTTGTCACTTCGCAACCGATTATTTCATATCCATTTTCAGAAGCATTGTCTTTATTAACAGAAAATATCGTCTTTCCATTCGGTTTAAAGTTAATCGAGGCAGGAGAGATAAGAAGCCTTTCTCCCACAGCCGTGTCCCATATCCGTAAGTTTCCATAAGTGTTATCAAGGAAATATCTCACGGTGCCACCTTGTGCATCGTCTAATCCGATTAAACCATTTGATATGACCGTTTTACCTTTTGAACCGTTGTTTTTTATGGTAAGTGACTTTACTGTCGTTGGAACGTTTATTGTGCATGATGGTTCTATCGTAAACTCTCCGCTTGAAGTAATCTTGGAATACCCCGAATCAATCTCGAATGCTACGCTACTTCCATTATATGGTGTTCCAGAATTTACTCCAAAAGCAAGGCTTCTTGTTGACAACAACATAAATTTATCATAGTAATCATTTCCATGGTTTAAACTTTCAAGACGTACACCGTCAAATCCAAAAAAGGCTTTGTTTATTTCAGTGTTATTGACTGTACAAGTCAACGACAAGAAATCTTCTTCTTGATTAAATTTGGAGTTTATTTCTGCTTTGTTGTAATATGTTGCAGAGGCATTTTCCGGAGTATATTCTGAATTTGATATCAACCTTTGGTCTTTTAATGTAAATCCAGCAATTTCTCCAATCTCCGCGTACATATAACCGTCATATGTTACATACCACTCATGTTCAGTATTATACGGAGATGATATTTTGTACTTTCCTGCCTCAATGGCAATTACTCCACCATTTTTCCCTGTAATTGACTTGGCTGTATTCAAGTCAACTTTGTATTGGTAGCCGTCTTCATCATAAAAACCAGTAAGGCAATCATCAAAAATACCAAATCCGCCAATTGTACCTCTATCCGCCGACACCGAAGCACCTACCAACGTTGCACCTCTTATTATTCCTGTCGCCGTGATATCTTGGGCAAAAATCCGTTCGACAACTGCACTATCCGCAAAAATACTATCCACGTCCAACTCATTAGTAGTAATCGACGATGCCACAATCTTGTCTGCATTGATAGTACGGTCTGTAAGTATGTAACCATCAAGAGTATCTACCGTTGTGCTTGTCAGTTCTCCAAGATTGTTTAAAGCATATAATACTCCCTTTTCTGAACCTTTAAGAAGTATTCTGTCAGCGACCAACGTTCCTGCCGTGATTTTGTTAGCATTGACTTCAACACTATCTAAAAAACCAGTAACGTGTCCATCTACGATTGTTGCCCTGTCAATCAGCCCAACGTTAGCAAAAAATGTACCGACATTTGCCACATCAATATTGGAAAGTTCAATATTGGCATACTTTAAATCTGCGGTATCGGCGTTCAAATAACCTAAATCTGCTACTTGGGCACTAAGGTTATTTGTTGTTATTGCAATTGTTTCCAAATTGTCAATCTTTCCATCTACTGCTTCCAAAGAAGTAATTGTGGCATACTTGATACTTGCTTCATCCGCGGTCAAATATCCGATATCAGCAATTGATGCTTTAAGATTTTCGATATATGCTTTATCAGCCGTCAAATCTTTGATAAAAGAACTATCAACCTTTTCAAATCCAATCGTTGCATCTTTGATTTTAGCCCCGGTCAATGTAGCATCCTTAATCTTGGAGTTTTCAATCTCTCCATCCTTGATTTTTGAGTTTGTGATTGACGAGTTGGAAATTTTACTTTCCGTTATCGCACTATCCTCAATCTTGCTACCATCAATACTGGATTCCATTATGTGGTTTCCTCGGATAGTTCCATCTACAATAAGGGCACCGGTAATTGTTGCCGCCTTTATTTTTGAACCGGTAATTGTTCCCTCTTCTATATTAGACCCTTTTATTGTCGAATCAGCAATAAGAGATCCGGTAATTGTTGAATCTTTTATTTTCGATCCATCAATTGTACCATCCTTGAATATGCTACCTCTAATCGTGCTATCCTCAATATTACTCAAAGTAATATTTGCATAATTCAATTCAAGACTTGTTTGTCTACCCTCTTGTGCCGCCGCCGCAGATGCCTGCGTTGAAACCTCTGTAGAATAACTTCCGTTGGATTCTATGTTGCAATTGCACGATATGCTTGTAGTAAATCCACCATCCCACTCGTATGAAATCTCCCCACATAAAACATCTATTGGATTCTCTAACTCCGGCACCTTTACTTTTACAATATTTCCCGGTGCAATATTCCATCCAAAATCAATCCCAACAAACGTCATATCGCACGTATGATACATCAAATCGCCTTGCCTAAGACAAGCAGAAGCACGGCCGCCCGGTTTTTCGTTCAAATTATATCCAAAACCATCACTTGTCCAACCAATCCAATCGCAAGTAACTGTGTAATTATACGGTGTTTTACCAGTCATTGACGACTGTGAAGCAAGCAATGTATTTGATACCTTGTCTTCATCCAGATAATTTTGTGTCCATATATCATCACCAGGTGGGTCTGTCTCTTTTCTGTAGTAAATGCCAAGGACATATTTATTAAACAACAATGAAATAGTTTTAATAGCATATACTTCTTTTGAGTATTTGTAATTTCCGTCAAGATAATCTGGCAAAATATAACGATCCGAATTTAAAGAATACGTTTTTTGCTTGATAACGATTTTATTGTTTGTATCTTCGTATACATTTCCACCAAACAATATTGCAATTCCTGCCAAAGCAGTTTTTACAGATACTCCGGTTTTACATCCAGACGCAGGATCCATAAGGGTTTTTGCATCTTTAATAAAATTTGCTGATTTTGACAAAAATTCTGATTTTTCAGTTCCTATCGAATCCAATTCGCTTTTAAAGACAACAACTTTTCCGGTTATTTCCTCTATTTTTTTAATGATTGTATCAAAATTATAATTAGGTTTTGCCTCTGAAAAAACGATTTCTGTATTGGCATACTGTGCAAGTGTACTTTCCAAAGAAACAGAAAGTTTATCGCCACTCATAACTGGAGTTTCTGTTACGACGAATTGACCGAAACTAATCCATGCACCTTGATACTGGAAAAATATCTCGATATTTATTCCTTTAGAAATTCCATCTAAGTAATTCATGGTTATACTTGCGTTCTTTATATACACGTTTCCAATGCCAAAAACACTTCCATCGTAGCATCCATTAGAAATTTTGATAGAATCAATCTGTAATTCCTCGTTGGTATATTCAATCTCTCCAATTTTTACTTTAACGTCCACATACTCCGTAGTCATAGGTATACTTGTCATTGTTCCACCGCCTCAAATGATATTGACTGATTCAACATTTTTCCGTTGATAAATCCGTATTGTTGCAAAGAATAATTGTTGAAATAAACTGTTATCGTTTCCCATTCCCCAAACTCATTAGTAAATCCCAGTTTGTGGAATGCTGTTTTGTCGCACGTTTTGCTCTTAATCAATTTTAATTCCGCTACTGTGATATTTGGTGGAAACGACATTTTTATGCTGACCTTGTTATCCACAACCGTTCCTTGTGCTTTCGCCGTAGATGTTCGGCGAAAGTTTGAACTCTGTACTTGATTTCTTTTAATATCCACACCGCTAGCGGATGGACAAGCAATTTTCTGTCCGTCAATCTCCGGAACTCTATATGCCATGTCTTTTCCCCCTTTTTGCAATAAAATAGCACCTACCAAATAAGATAGGTGCCATTGTTTATGCCAACTTCCATCCGGAACCTCGGCTTCGTGTAATCTGTTCGGCTTTTCCCATGATTGTTGTCGTGAGTTTTGTTCCGTCCAGATATACATCTCCTGTCTGCTGGCTTTGATTTTCTGATACTGCCTGCGATACCGCCGCATAGATAGCCGGTGCAAGCGTGTTTGTAATTGCTTGTGCAAATCCAGTAGTAATCTGGTCGTTATTAGCAACCGCGGTTTTGCCGTTATTGAATTTTCCGACAAGTTCTCCATGGTTTGCCATGAAAAGTCCATCTTCCGGGAATCCACCTGTACTGTACGTTGGAAGTTTTGATGCAAAATCCGAAAGTTTGGATAGTCCGCTTGTTTTTAATGCCCTTTCGTATGGTTTTCCCATATTTTTAGGGCTAAGATTATCCAGTATCTTTTTTTGCTCTTTCGTAATTCCAAACTGTATTGGTGCCTTAATTGGCGATAACTTTACTTTGGAAACTGCATCTTTAATTCTTTTTTGTAAGTTTGATGTATTAACATTTGTACTAACATTTACAGACTTGCTTTGTAGTTTATCAATTACATTTTTAACTTTATCTATAGAATCCGTTCCGCTTGTTTTAGCGGTAACAGAAACTTCTTTTGATGTAAGTTTTCCAATTGCGGCATTAAGTTCGTCAACGGATTTATAATTTCCGTCAACAACGTCTTTATATGCTTTCCATGTTATCTCGCCATTGTCAAGTTTGTCTTGAAGTGTTTTTAACGCATTTTTTGAAGATTGCGTTTCGACACCAAGGTTTTTCATAGTTTTCTTTAAACTATCTGATGCCTTTTGGTAATCGCTAGTCTTTACTTTGGCATTATCCATGACATTATTGTTTTTACTAATCTGTGCGTTAATATCGGACTCTGCTTTTTCCAAAGTATTTACTTCCGCTCTTGCCGCATTTACTTTTGTAGCATATCTTCCAAGTATTTTGACTTGTGCTTGATATTCTGCGCTATTTACTCCAGAACGTTTTTTAACGTTGTTTGCAATTTCCTGTGCCGCCGCAAGTTCTTTTGTATATTTTGCAAGTTTTGCCTGTGCTTCGGAAAGTTTATTTCCAGTTTCCTGCTTTTTCTCGTAAAGTTCCACAGAAGAATTGTATGCCGCCTGCGCTTTAGCAGCTCTGTCAAGATTGGAAATCAGACCGTTCAACTCATCTTTGTTACCTTTGAATGCCCCTGTCTGCTTATCAATATTCTTTGATAACCCAGGAATTTCATCGGATAACTGTTTTGAGTATTCTTTCATTACTGCAATATCAGATGCGGTAGGGTTTGTCTTTTGGCTTAACTCATAGTATCTATTGGCTAATTCCTTTATGTTTTTCCCGTTTTCCAAATTGCCAGAATTATTGATTTCCTTTATATCTTTATTTATTTCATCTGTATACTCTTTTGTCTTTTGTAAATCCTCGTTTGCTTTTTGTGCGTTTATATCTAACTTTGCCGGTACTTTGATTTCGTAATCTCCGGTGTAATTGTAGGCATCTATCGCTTCGCTGATTCTGTCTCCAATCATTAAGCCTGCGCCGATGGCTGCTCCAACTGCCAACAATACCGGTGCCGCCGCCGCGGCTATTCCTGTGGCACTCAATCCGCTTAATCCACTTGTAATTGCTCCACTTATTTTTGCTCCAAGCGAAACAATCGCAGTTTTGGCAAATGTGATTTTAGACAAAATAAATGTTCCAATTTTGCTTGCGGCAAACGAAGTAGCGATTTTAGTTTTAAGGCTTTTTGCCATAGTTAAAGCAACTTCTCCCATCTTTTCTGTCGCTGCTTGCTTTAAACCTGCAAAGAAACCAGTTTTACCAAACAATCCTTTTATTGTTTTTGCCGCAAAAATCACACCAAAAACGCTACTTAATGCGCCAATCACACCGGCTGGATCTTCTTTCAATGCAGAAATTGCAATCGTCATAATGCTATTAAACGCATTTCCGATTGTTTTTCCAACGGAAGACCAAATTCCAACCCAGTCTATACTTCCAAGGAATTGACCGATAGATTTACCAACTTTCTCCCAATTCACACCGGAAAGTGCCTTATTGATTGATGCAAGAATACCTTTTAAACTATCGGACAACGTTTTACCAAGTTCCTGCCATCCAGTTAAACCAGTATTCTTTCTTACCTCTCCCATTTCCTCAAAAAATCCGTTGATTCCATCTGCTATTTTTTGTCCAAGACCACTAAAATCAAAATTTGTAACCAAGCCAAAAGCAAATTGAATCATTCCACGGACTTTAGCACCAAGAGTTTTTCCGGCAAGTGTCATGTCTGCATTTTGAAGTGCTGAATTGATTCCAGTCGCTACAGATACGCCAAGACCAAGCCAGTCAAATGTAGTTCTGAACGTGTATAATGCCCCCATAGCCGTATTAAATCCATTGGCTAAAGTTTTACCCACGGTTTCCCAGTTAATGCCTTGTACCATGCCATTAAGGAACGTAGCAAGGGATTTAGCAAGTTTATTTGTTGTCGTCTGAATTTTACCCCACGGTATACTGTCAAGCCCGCTTGTCAGCCATGAACCAACGGATTTTCCAAGGCTGGTATAATCTCCGCCTTTTTTCCAACCGCCTAAAATGGCTTTTTTCAATTTAGCCGCTAACTCAACCGCTTTATTTTTGTTACTCTTAAAGGCTTTATCCCATATGCTTTCATATCCTTTAACTGCCTTATTGATATCTTCCGATAAATCAATTCCAGCACCACGACCGTTTTTCTTTCCGGAAGATGAGCCATCGTCTTTGTTATTTGCCTGCAATTTATTGACGATATCAAATCCCTGTAAGTTATCATTAAGTTTTTTCTGCTTTTTGCTTGCTTTATCAGCGGCATCGCCATAATCATCCAATCCGTCAACCGCATCGCTATAATCTGGTGTAGCCATTGATGTATCGTCATATAATTTTGCTCCGGTCAACTTAGCAACCCATTGTGCAAAATCCTGCAAAACCATAACTACGGCATTCAGATATGGATATAATTTTTGAACTACCGGCAAAAATATTTGACCTATGGTTCTACTCAAATTTTTCAATCCGGCCTGCAACATTCTTACCTGGTTTGCGGGTTGATTGATTGTTCTAGATAAGTCCGCGTATGCAACTTTTGATTGTTCCAACATAGTTAAAACACGTAATTGCATTTTTTCTTGCTGGCTCATGCTTGAAACACTTGCGCTAATTCCATGCGCTAATGCCGTTTGCGCCAAGCCTGCTTTTGTGGTGTCGATTCCATACTGGTATAATGCCCTTGATTGTCCAATCAATCCACTTTGGAAGTTATCCATTACGTCTGACAAGTCTTTATTAGACAATGACGACCAATCCGCTGACAACATACTCAATGCCTTTGACGTGGCAATAGAAGTTTCTCCAAGCATTCCGGCAGAGTTTGTAATCTGCGAAATTGCCGCATTGTAATTCATTACCTCGGTCAAATCTAAACCAAGATTATGTTGCATATTGCTTGTCGCTTCTCCGGTGTCGTAATCAACGTTGAACCCGGTCATTTGAGTTTGTAATTTAGCAAACCTCGTACGAAAACTATCTGCATATGCTTCTGCGGAATCATAACCGGCTTTTTTAAACTGGCTCGCACTATCTTTTCCAACTTTATCCAATGCAACCGAAAAATAGTTAAATTCCTCGATGTAGTCCTGCATTGAGCCGATTGCACCGCCAAGTGCCTTAACACCTCGAATTACCATGAAGAATTTAGCATAAAACATTCCAATGCTTGATGCTATGTTTTTGGATTCCTTGTTGAATCCTAGCATTCTCGTGACTACACTTTTGAAGCCATTACCGAGCCTCGACAAAACATTAGTGGTATTCCCACCGCTAAAAGATATGCTATTCAATGCACTCCCGGCTCTACTTCCGGCGCTGGCAATATTTCCAATTGCCGTAAGCAACTGCGTTGTACCTTGCGATACTTGCGGTGCATTCTGCATCGAAACCATAAAATCTTTTACCTTTTTAGCAAGGTAATCCAGATTATCAGCCGTCTGCTTCGTTCTTGTTCCAGCACTAGCCAATCTAGCAATAGCATTTGTCAATTCAGATGTTTCTTTACTTACAACCGGTGCCCTTGACATCGACACCATAAAACTGCTAAGTTCTTTGCTAAGAAGCGGAAGTCCACTTGCCGATGCACTCGTCTTTGAACCGGCATTTGCCAATCTGCTGATTGCATTTACAAAACTAGCCGTTTTTGGTGCAACTTCTCCAGCGGAAGACAATGTAGTCATCATTTGGGCGATTCCATTTCCAAGACTTATAATTCCTTGCGTGTTTACACCGCCTTGAATTGATGATGTAAGCCTTGCCACCGCACTTACCATGCTATTTACATTTTTGTTATTAAAATTGACACTTCCAAGGGTTTTAAGTCCGTTCGCCATTGGACTTAAAGCATTCGACACCGCCGCCAATTTCTGACCGTCAAGAGTTTCAAATTTCTGCAAACCCTTTACAGTTTTAGTGAAATCTGGCATCTTCGTGTCTCTCATGCCTTTCATTCCAGCAGAAAGCATATTTAAACCGCTCGAGAATTTTGTCAATCCTTTTGAATCGACACTTGCTAACTGTTTAGATAAATTACCTAGTTTTGAGCATAGAACGTCAATCTCTTTATTGGCTTGTTTGGCTTTTGCTTGAATTTCAACTTCCAAACTATCTACTACAGCCATCCGTACACCACCAACTTTCCTTATATAATAAAAAAGAGGGCGACCGGACTTTTAATCCTTGTCGCCCTCTTTCTGCTTCATCTTTTTTAACTTTTGCTCGTTTTCAAAATTTTTCTGCATTCCAAGAAGCATCTGCAAAAACTCGTCTCGTTGTTTCTGGAGAGCTCGTTCTCTCTTCGCTTCTCTTTCTTCTTCCGTAGCCAAAAGCGGTAAATCTATGTACTCTGCTTTTGATTTCTTGCCATTAAAAGCAATATCTATCGCAACAATAAATGCAGATATTGCATAATTTCCAAACCAATTCCACATACTCTCATCGTCTATTTTTTTCTTTAAGCGATGACCTTCAAGACAATATTTTAATTTTTTCGGTGTCAAATGCAGAAATTCATCTATATGGATTCCAATGGCAAATGCTTGTGGAAAATATTCTTCCCATATTATTTTGTGGAAGTCTGTTTCTTTTTGTGATCCTGCGGAGTTTTTACTTCTTTCTTGTTCTGCTTCTGTTCTTCCGCTTCGATGTTCGTTTCCATGTCTTCCAGCATCTTCGTTATTCCACTCAAACCGAAAAAATCGTCTTCCTCCATACATTCTTTGATTTCCTCAAACAATGCGGCATAGTTCAATTTATTTTCTTTCATGTATGCTTTCATAAGTTCTTTCGATTCTTTTGCATCCGTCGAGTGATGCTCCTGCAATCCAGCATGAAAAGCAACCACACAAGTCTTTGGAACGTCTCCTACCATGTCGGATGTGCTTTCCATATACAACTCCAATTCTGTTTTTGCTGTTTCAGCACGTGCCAAGATATGTCCACCAGATGCCAACATGAACATACGTTTTACGCATTCCTCAATCTCTGCTGCTTCAAATGTAAATTCTAATATGTATTCTTTTCCTGCAATTTTAATTTTTTTCATATCGTTTTCAACCTTTCCCTTTCTTCCCATCTTTTTAATGGGAAAGGGGCAGTCCTAAGACCGCCCTTTCTTTGCTAAATCAATGTTTCTTCAAGTTCTGGCTCGGCTGTATCTTCATCGTACAAGCCAGTCACGACAGCCTTGCTCTCGTTATTTTCGGACTGGCTATTTATTCCCCCGAAAATTCAACCTTTGCATCAAGTCCTTTGTACTCTTCAATTACAAGATTGAACTCCGAGGTCAAAAGACCGTTCTGCCCCATTTCTGACTGCGGAAATGCCGGTGGCAACTGTGCAACTACAAAAAATGCTTTTGTAAGGCCCGGAATAATGGTCTCAAACCACATTCTTTTTCCACCAGTCAATCCAGCTGCGGTTGTAAATACCTCTTCCCATTCAGCCTGTGTGTCGTCTGTAAGGTTTACTGTTACTGGGAATGAGCCTCCTGTATCTGCTCTACCCTGAATATAACGAGTGATTGCGTCTTTTAATGCGGATGCATCAATCTGTTCTGCTTCAACATTGATACCGCCAATTTCGTTAATTCTGGATAATTCTTTAAACGATGTCGGCTTTGTTCCGGCGGTCGTTTCAACACCATAACCAAAAGTAATGCCGAGTGTACTTAATCCTGCTACTGCCATTGTTATTACCTCCTTAATTTAATAAAAAAAGAGCCTTTCGGCTCATTTTTCTTTATAATGTGTCGTTTGCTCCAACTACTCGTTGAAATCTTGCGGTGCTTCTGTAAACTTCTTCGCCAAAATCTAACTCCGGCATTGGTTTTACTTTAAACCGCATCTTTTTGAATATATCAGCGACTACGGACATGACTTTTCTTGCGTCAGATGGATCCGTATTTGTCGTTACATCAACTTGAATCGTTTCCAAAACACCATTTATGTCTTGTCCGTCAAGTGTCTGCCCGATCTCCTGTCCGGGCAATTCATGTATGTAGACTGTAGGAAATTTTGGCTTGCTATTCGCCTTTCCATTGTCTGTTATTCGAATGTCCGGATAGTCGTCTTTAAGTATCTTTTCTGCCTTGTAAGATACTGTTGAATATATTTTCTTACCTAAAAGGTAAGCCCATGTATTATCAACTTCTGCCATTTATCTGAACACCTCTTTTGCTATTTTTTTATATTTTGCTATGATCTCCGCACTTGCTTTATACATTGGCATCGTTGCCTTGACACCATGTGTATAGTGCCATTTATTATCTTCTCCAAGATAATACCAGCCATCTTCAAATGCGTGTATCTGTCCGGGATATGTTCCAACACCAAAACCGAAATCATTTGCTTTTGGATTCGGAATCTTGTTGTAATGAATACCGGCACCAAACTCAACCGCAAGCACCGTATGAAACGGTTCTCTTCCCTCTACTTTTTTTACTTCTCCAGTCGCAAATAGAATCGCCTTACACCCCATGTTCTCTGACGTTGTATTTGCCTTAAATGTGATTGAATTTCCTATGGGGGATTCATTTATCGCTTGTAATGCTACTTCCTCTCCTACGGACGCACAACGTGCCACAAAAGCATCACATTTTGCCTGCAAATCGTTTTTGTAATTTTGCAAGTGGTTTATTGTATCTTGTATTGAATTTTGTGAAAACAAGTTCATTTTGATTTTCTTTTTTGCCACAGAACCACCTACTTTACATTTCTTTGCAAAAGAAATAAATCAACTGTCAATCCCTCATCTGCTACACCTTTTACGGTATAATCCGCAGATTTTGGATCTGGGAAACCATCTGAATCATATTTAACTTCCGAACGTTTCCAAATCAAATCGCCTGCCTTGATTGGAAGATACCCTTTATCCGTTACAATCTGTGCATAATTAGTGGAATCATCTACACCAAACTCTTTCATAAGGACTTCGGACAGTTTATTATTGATGCTTGCATAAAAGGTTTTTGGTTTTGCAAAACCATCAATTTCCTTTTCAATCATCGGAATTTTTTCGCCGTCCACATCATAGTAAATGATGTTTCCCTCTTTATCTTTTTGGTAGATTTTTACGTTTGATTCAAGGCAAGAGTATGTCATTTCCTGCTTATTAATTTTAAGCATTTGGCTTTGCCTTTTTATAAATCTGGTTTACTCCGGTACTAGCCAATCCAGAAACAATTCCTACCGAAATGGCATTCAGAATATCGTTTGCCGGAAAGTCCGGGATGACATACAATCCTACCACTCCAAGGATTCCACCGAAAACACCGACAATAACCGGAATGTAATCATCTTTGATGCCAGGAATAAGTTTTGCACCAATTCCAATCAGATAGCAAATGACTATGATTGCTATGCAAGTTCCAACTTGTGTAAAATCCATTAGTCTTTACCTCCATTTTTTAGTCTTATTTCTTTTATCTCTTCGTACATTTTTGTTGCCATTCCATTTCCTCCAAGTGCATGATATGCGTTGTACATTTCTACGAAATTTTCATACGCATAACTTGGAATTTCTCCCAATTTCATGTACTTATCGTGGTATTCTATGAGTTGCACACGCAAAAGAAGCATTGTACCTTTGCTATTTGCATCCCTGTCTTTTTTCTGCTGCTTTAGGAGCCAAACAATATACCCTAACAAAATAGGCAACACAACTGTGTAAGTTTGTAACAAAAATTCTTTCATTCCATATCTCCTTGTTTTGACATACTGCCCTCCACCACTTTCTGTATGCCGCCTGCTACCAAATGGTAACGCACATTCTTCTATATGATTTTGGCGATAGGATGTACACCAACAAGCAATTCGTTTCGGTCTTTCCAGTTCCTGCTTACTCCATTCTCTGTATAAGATTCCATGAAACCTTCTCCTGCCTGCGAATGATCGTATACAACGAGATTTACAATAACTCCATCGAATTTTTTAAGATCGTTAGCAATTTGTTCTTCTTCGTAATCATCTGGGTAATTTCTTTCGCCAATAACATCCTCTCTTGCTTGTTTAATTAATTGGTTCAAAAGCGGATTCTCTTCTTTGTGGTCGAATACTACTTTGTCCTCGCCATTCTCATTCTCAATATGAAATTGTTCTAATCTGATTTTGACTTGTTCCAAAATACTGTATTCTTCCATAGAATCCACCTCTTACAAATCAAATTTTTCAATAAGCATCTTTTTCAATTCCGAACCGCTGATTTCATCTGCATTTTCAATTTCCTGCTCTTTTGCAAGCGACTGTAAATCAGATGTAGACATTCTGTTAATCATGGTTTTGGTGTATTTAGAAGAGCCGGAAAACTTATCGCTCTCCGGCTCATAATCTAATTCATTACCATATACCATGTCCTGTCTAACACTATCAGCCGTTACATTTTCACTCTGCCTTGCGGCATTGATCTTATGTCGTCTCAATAGCATAAACAATACACCGCCTTTTCTTACGCCTTGAACTTAGCCAAAACGACTTTAGAATCGTTGCTAAGAACGGCAGTATAATGTTCGTCTCCAGAAATAACCGTTGTTTTTGCAAGGATGTCTCTATCGGATTCGATTTCAACGCTTCTCTTCATGTAAATCGTAAGTGCACTCTCTTCCTCGGAAACACCATCTGAGCCCGGATCCTCGTTCGGGTCTTCGGCAGACACGATAACGATAGGACACGCATAGTATTCTGCGTCAACCGCATTTACTTTGTCTCCAATCTTTAAATCTTCTTTGAGGGTATGTGCAAGTGCAGTGGAAAGATGAATATGTGTACTGTCTTCCTCAACGGTATCGGCAGAGATCTCAATTGTTCCACTTGCGTTCTTTGTGTACTTAATAAGTTTTACCTTTTTGGATTTAACAACCTGCGCTCCAGCAATAGATCCAATTGTTCCGTTCATAATAACGTTCAACGGGTACTTGTCATTACTCTTGAAGTCTGCATCATTCAAAAGTGTTGCTTCCTGCGCCGGATTGATAAACATAATCTTTGTAAGCGACTGATCACTCTCATCGTCAAACTTACTGTTTGCCGCCACAACCGAAGAATAACTAATGCTTGCTGACATTCCGTTGTAAACAAGAGAAGCACCGCAAAGTGCATCATAACAATCGTTATCTACTTTAGCCGCGATAGATTTTGAAATCTGGTCGATGGTAGTACCCATAGGATCTCCATATCCAGACAAAACAGATTCGTCTGTCAATTCTACTGCTTTACCAGCCTTTTTAACCTTTGCTTCCGTTGTGGACGTTGTAAGTACGGTAGTTCCCATTGCAACGCCCTCGGCAACGTCTTCCGCATCTCCGATGTATGCGTATTTTGGTACAATAATTGTACTTCCCGGTCTACCAACAAGAGTTGTGTCAATTCTTGCGATAGGGGAAAATTTAATCTTTTTTGGAAGTTTTGCAGACACCATATCTGCCATAACTTCCGGATCTACTAAGTTTGCTAATTTTGTCTGTGGCATATCTTATTACCTCCAATTATTTTGTGAACTTTTCATAAAGTTCCGGATTTTTATTTTTGAACTCTACTCTATGGTAGTAATCCATTTTGTTAAATTGCTCCTGCGTAACAGAACTATCTCCACCACCAGAATTGATAGGCGGTCTTGATTTTAACCATTCCGCTTTTGCTTCTTTCATGCGTCTTTGAACTTCATTTTCAATGACATTTGAAATGACGTTGTGGTCGGCATCTGCAATTGCATCAATCAACGTATCAATCGCATTTTCATCGCTTATTGTTTTCTGATAAGCATTTACTGCTTTAATGTGATTGAGCTCTTTGCTCATGCTTTCAAATTTTTCTTTCTGCACTCTCTCCGCTTCTGCTTTTGCTTCTGCTTCCTGCTCTTCCGCGGTCTGTTTTGATCGCAACTGTTTCTTGTAAGTCGCCGCTTCTGAACTTGCCTTATTTGAAGCATTCTTATACTTTTCTTTTTCCGCTCTCTCGCTGGCTAACTGCGCCATAAGTTCTTCAACTGTAGGTGTATCAATATTTTTCTGATCTTCTACCGTTGGATTTTCTACTTCTGGATTTTCTGTTGTTTGATTCATTGTTTCTGCCATGTCTATTACCTCTTCTTTCTGCTTTTTATAGTTTTTCTCTAACTTCTGCGAGATTTATAACGCGCTTTCTCTAGCGCATATAAAAAAGCCACCAGAAATTTCTAGTGACTACGTTTTACTTATCTGTTCTACTTTTATCTATGACTGGACTGTTTTCTGTCTGGTCGGACAAATCTTGCATTATTCGGTCCTTGTTAGGTGCTTGTTCTCCATCGCCGCCTTCTGCTTGATTGCTCGTATCTTTATTTATGATACTGTTTTGGTATGCTTCAACCATTTTCTCACTTCTGGCAATAACATCGTTTGGATCATCAAAGAACGGTATCGCGTCTACCGTATCTTTAAGGCTGAATCCATGACTTAACAGCGTTGCCATCGCGTTTACCTTGGTTGACATTTCGTAAGTTTTCTGCCTCTTTATGTTTGGCTGGACATCTGTTGCTTTCAATTTCAGCAACGGATCATCCTGTGATACGTTTTCAGATTCGCGTATCGCAGAAAGAACTACTTTCACTTCATCCATTTTACTTCCGTCTGTAATCAACTGCTGTTTTGCCGCGGCTGTTTCTGCTTGGCTCCATCCAGTAGCATCACTCATTGCAACTCCTGTACTTCCACCGGAATTGTCATTTCTCTGCGGAACATTACACTTTTGAAGTATCAATTGTCGTCTTGCCTGCATATTATTAAGCATTCCAGAATAATCATAATCTACGGCAAGAGGATTGATATAAGGCTGTCTTCCGTCTTTTGATGTATATGTCAAAACCCATTCATTGGTGCTTGGCTTTTTATCAACCTCTGTTACACTTCCATCTTCGTTTTTTATTATTTCTTTTGGAAAATCAACATCATTTCCATGCCATATTGCCTGCGTGTTTTGCTCTACATCATTTGTGAAGTCTGAAATAAGCAGATTCAGATTGTCCATTTCCGAAATTTGCCTTTCAAAACATCCCATGCGATCATAAGATCGTATATACTCAATAATCGGTATTTTGTGTAATGGGTTTTCTTCTCCACTTCGGTTTAAAAAGCCCCACTTGTTTTTTTCTTTTGCCTCTCCATTTGTGATTTTCAATCCATCTGTTATCTCATATCTAAAATCCTTGCTAAAGCAAGTATAATACCTTGTATTTGAGTTTTTTTCTTTTCGGTATGTTCCGGCAAGAATAACTCTTTTGTCTTTATAGTAAAGCGATCGAACAACAAAAGTCGTTCTTGGGTCCAATACGTCATATGTAAAGTAACTTTCCCCATCTTGCCATTCCGTGTTTATGTCAATGTATACATATCCAACACCGCAGATTTCAACGTATCTTGCCAACTCCTGTTGCTTTTGTCGTGAATTTTGCGATTCATAGCATTTATTAAGAGAAGCAATAGCACTTGTTAAATTTTCATCTTCTCCGTTTCCATTCTGAACAAGAGATATTGGATTTCCCCACTTGAATCCAAGGTTGAACTCCGTAACCTCATTTGCAACATTATCAACGCACTGGCAATCAATATCCGTTCTTGTTTGCTTTACTCTTTGCAAAGGCTGTATTCCAGCATCATAGTCAAGAAGATATTGTATTCTTGCTGAATTTACGTCATGCTCTATAATGGCATTACGCAAAATTGATATTATATTGTCGCTTGTAATTTCTTCCGCGTCTGTATAAATTACAATTCTTCCTGTATTCACTGTCACACCACCTAAACAAATCTCATTCCGCTTGAAGTCGTTCGTTCAAGCATTTTCGTTACTGTTACTTTTGCCGTTACCGGGTCATATAAAATTCTCTTCTTGCACTTTTTACAATTAAAAGCCAAATTCATTTTTGTGATTCCGTTATGGCTTCCTACTTTTCTTCCGCACTGCGGACAATATACTGTAACCATATGCCTTTCCCCTTGCAATAAAAAAGACACCGCAATACGCGATGCCAAAAACTTTCTTTATTTCCTAGTATAATAATATCATAACTCATATGTGACATTCCATGACATCTTTTATTTTTTTACAAATATTCATCACCGAATTTTTCTTCAAATTGACGCAATGCTTTTCCATGAAGCCGAATCGTTTGTCTGTATGAATAATCCATTTCCACAGAAATCTTTTCAAACGATTTCTTTTCGATGTAATGAGAAAAAAGCACATTATAAACGTTTTCGTTTTCCATACTATCAATTTGACTAATGATTTTTTGTTTTTTTTCAGTAAAATCATCAATTATCTTATCAAGATTTTTTTCCATTTCATCAATTTTTGCATATGTGTTTCCAATACGATCAAAGTTTGGTGTGCTTTTTACTCGTTCTTCGGTTGACACAGAAGAAATGCTACGAGACAATTCCCTTAACTGTGCTATTTCTGCCAATTTGTTATTTATCATCCGATTCAATCGGTTTATTTGATTCAAATATTCTTTTGTTGTCATAACATCCCTCCTATATCGGACTTGCAATAATAACTGCTTTTCTTGTCTTGTTTCCACCAGTTACCCTTAACGCAAAGTTAGAAAACACATCTGGAACATCATCTAACTGCTTTTTTCCGGAAACAGAATACTGTTTTAACAAAGACATCATCACTCCATATGGTTCGTTAGGCTTATACAATGATGGATCCTTGAATATTACGTGCTGTAAAATCCAGTTAGAACACTGGAAAATTCTTGCTTCTTTGTTTGTCTCTGTCGGTGTGTCTGTAATATTGCATATCCATCCTTTGCTTTCGACACGTTTATTTACTTCCATACCAACGCGGTCTCCACCAGCATTTCTCTCAAACTCGCATTCCTGCACTTGATTATTCACCAGCACATTAGCGGAATTTTCATACTGCATCTCATAATCCGCCGTATTATCACACACACAATCGACGCAATAGTAATCTTCTCCATATTTCTGCAATACTGGAAGTACAAAATAGTCTGTTCCTTTCCCCTTTGTGTCGCATTGACTGGTAATTATCTCTGGTTCTCCGTGTGGCAGATTAAGATAACGTCGAATCTTATCTTCTGGAAACAGTAAGCCCTCTCGCTCTATTGGATCCTGCTTGTACAGACAACGATAAGAGATTTCGTCCATAAGTAACTGTATATCTTCAAAATCTTTTACAGTATATCCCCCAAACTCAAAGTCAAAATTGCTTTCTCCAGTTACTGGATCAATGTCTGGTACTGATATTACTTTTACTCTTTTGTTGCCCTCATAGGCCTGTATAATGCGTCCAATGACATCGCGGACACTCCACCTCGTAGCAATATGTATCTCTTTACATGGGTTTCCATCCTCGTCCGGAATCTTTCTCTGTCTTGCATCTACAGCATATTTTCCCCACAATTTATCAAGGTAAAGTGGATTTAATGCTTCTTCAATACCACCGATCATGTCATCTACAAGCAAAAATTTATTCGCACGCACTTTTCCGGCATTCTTACTTCCAACGGACGTACATTGAACAGACTGGAATGGCTTATACTTTCCTACATTAAACGTTTCCAACTTTGCATTTGTGCTTGTTACTTTGAGCCTTGGAAATATCTCGTTCCATGTGTACTCGTCTGCGTTCGTTACGATGTCATATACGCCATCATAGTACATTCTGGTAATGTCGCCACTATGTGAATAAAAAAGGTTATATCCGTTCGAATACCAGCCTATAACGGCAGAATGGAAAAACTTTTCGATCGTCGTGTTGTGCGTAATGATATAATCATCCGTAATATACAAGTGGCACGGATCATCAATCATAATGCACTGACATTCTTCTCTACCGATATACTCAACTGACTTTATAAATCGCTTTACATTTTTTCTTTGTGGATTGTATTTTTCTTTATGTCTTGATAGTGCAAATACAGATTCGTTTTCTTTGAAAAACTGTATCGTTAGCCTATGAGACGGTTTGCATTCAATGAATTTTCCGTCTTTTTTATATCCGGAATTCCTAACTGTTTCATGCACATATCCTCCTAGCGAATGCACCAAGTCTTTGACATTTTGCGCCAGTTCTTCAGAACACGTAGTATACTCAATACTTGTTTTTTCGCAACTTCCATCTGTATCTAGCAAACCTCGCAATAACCATAATCTTTGTTCATTTGAAGCATGCTGATAATCATTTGGTATAAACTTATCTTCGCTTTTTTTGCCAAACAATCCGTATTTTTTCAATGCAATAGAAACAAGGCTTCCATTTTTTGTATTGTTCCCCTCATGTCCAACAACTGCGTAATCATAGTTCGACACATGTTTGAGTCTATATCCGTTTGGAAGATAGCGGTTCATCCTGTCAACAATTTCCATATCTGATGTAGAAAATCGAACCGAACCACCAGACAATCCACCATCACCAAGTAATGCTCCCATTACATATGGGTGCAATAACAACTCTTTTTGTGGAAAATCAATCGGTTTTACATAGTCGATTGAATAATTAGACCGTTTTCCGCTTTCTACGGTCAATTTTTTCATCAAATCAGACAATGTAATTGTTCTTTGTCTATGAACTCCTGTTTTAGATTCATAGATACGATCTTCTCTGTTTTGGACGGTCCATAAATGTTCGTCAGAGCAACGGCATTTTGAACCATCATCAAGTGTCATTTCATATATATCTCGTTTTCCTTGCGGATAAACTCCAACGACATTGGCAACGTTCCCATTTCCAGCGACAACTTTTGAACCAACTTTTATATCTCCCATTTTCACAAATCCGTCCGGTGTAAGCACTTTTGAATACATTGGCTGCGCTTTTCCAGTCCCCGGTGGAAGAGATATGCACAAAATGTCGTATTTGTCATCTATCATCCCTTGCAAAGCATCTATAAGACCAATTTTTATAAATTGCTTTCTCCGCGGCATATAAAACCGCTCTTTCGGCAATCTTTTCTTCTCAATGTACCTAAAAAAACTATCAACAACCTTGTTTCTGGCTTCCAAAAGCAAAACCTCATACAATTTATCTAAGATTTCGTAGGAAACATCGTTTTCAAAGCAATATTTTTCCAGGTCCCATGAATTTCCCCCGGTGGAATCCTTGATAAATTGCTCTATAATCTCTTTTGCTCGACTAGTGAGTATCAATCCATACTTGATATCTTTTTCTCTCTCTATGGCTACTTGACAAGCCTGCACGTATGCTTCAATAGCATCTTCGTCAATGCCATTTTGCTTTATGTAATTTTCATATTCTTGGATTCTTTGCCGCAATTCGGCTGACATAAAGATGCACCTCCACAGAAAGCGGAAGTGTGTTTACTTCCGCCTATAATTTTTTTAGGTTAGCGGCTGAATCTATTTTCAGTCGGTTAATTTTTTATTTTCATTTTTCAATAATTTTTACAGTATCTTGTATACCATAGTAAATTATGTACCTTTTTCCGTCTTCACTTTCAAACTTGATGTAATTATCGGTATGATCGCTTTCTACATCAATTTTCCCTTGATAGTGAAAAACTTCTCTACCATCTTCCGTGGTAATCGTAATTTCTCGCTCAATACCATTTGAAAGGTTTGATCGGAAATCTTTCATGCCTCTGATTCCGCTTGCGGTTGATGTGTTGTACCAGTGTAAAAAAATCGCAAGCAAAACAGTAACAACAACTGTACTAAAAACAATTACCAAGCCAGCAATTCTAGTGTCTTTATCTACAAAAAACGCAAGACTTATACCAAGCCCAATCAAAAGTAAAAACACTAAAACTACCCATTGTGCTATTGTAAACATAACTATAACCTCCTTGTTAATTTGATGCTTCATTGCAACAAACCGGATGTAATTTATCAAAGAGTTCATCGTATTTTTCAATTACATAATTCGCCGGGACTGCATAATTTTTGATTCCATATGCCAAGACTGTTTCTCTTTCAATCTGGCGTCCGCTCCATTGGTAACTCTCATTGATTCCAATAAACACATCTGCTTCTGACAACTTTTTCAGGCTTTCACCAAGATACCAAATTGCCTGATTATTGTTCTCCGGTGGATTGTCCTCGATGTAACTGTCAATTAGTTCCAGTTCTTCGCCCTCGTAGATTTCAGCAATTTTTTTCATTTTCTGTATACTTGCTTTGATTTCCTCTTCTGTTCTGCCTTTCATAGGCACGCTCACAAATAATTTTTTCATAATATGATTCCTTTCCGCTGATAATCAGCAAATTATTTTAATTTTCCTGCATGGCAATGCCACCAAGAATATCTTAATCTTGAACAATAATAATCTATTCCGCATCTGTCTTTTAGGTATTTAATCATTTTGGGATAATAAATCCAAGATTTTACAAAATCAATCATTCTTCTCATAATCATTTCTCATAAACCTCTCAAAATCTTTCCTGCACTTTCCCCTTAAAACAAATTATCCGGAAACTCTTCTCCATTTATAAGTTTCCAAAAATATTTACTGATTGTTGGCGGGCTAACTCCGACGTACTTTGCCGCTTTTGTTAGGCTCATCTTACATTCCGCCCATTGATTGTACGCATAATAAAATTTTTCCTTGTCAATCTTGTGTACGCCTTTTGCCATTTTTCTTCACTCCTTTAATTTGCGGAATCTGCATGGCGAATCTGCCGATTTCTTACCTTGCCGGATTCCAGCAACGACCATGCAAATATAATGAATGGGGTTCTGTTGCCCTGATAGTATAAGGCAACAAAGCAAGTGATGGGATTCGAACCCATAATTTAATATTGCCCCTCATGGCATATACACTTGCATAATGACCGCATCCAGGGCTTTTCACTACAGTAGATAAAGCCCAACTACAGTAGTGTGTCGTTTAGATACGGTCATAGGTGCCATTTGGCACCGTTTGATTTTATCGTCTTTTCTGACGCTCAAAATTTCAAAATGCTTGCTAAAAGCAATGTCATTCATACTGCCGGCCAACGGCAATGTTTTTGGATGAGTGCGGACTTGAACCGCACGGCTGACCTTTTGCGCGCAACGATCACATAAATTCATTCTCGCCTAATATATCAGGATCCTTGACATCTCGGTAAAGAATAAAAATACGCTGCCTGCCCCTTGCATCATCCAACACAAGCCAAGTCATGAACGATGAAAAGATTGTTTAATCTGAATAATTCCTTGGCTTGCCCTTATTTGATTTTTTTAGTAGACTGACACCTTGTCACCACTACCAAAGTATATCGCCGTGTCGTTTACTCGGCTTAGGCGATAATCGGATTGCAAGGATTCGAACCTTTTACCCCACGAGATCAGACACATCTCTCCCCAAATGCATCCAGCCAAGTATGCGGCAATCCGTTTTGTGTGCGTGATGAAAATGACAAAAGGCACGCACACACATCATAGAAAGGAGTGTTTCCCCATGTAATGAGAAACTCTAAAAACCACCGGCTATAACGGCTCTGCTCTGGAAAGCAAAACTTGATTTTCACATCATCAATAGGGAGGAACTATTAAACCTGCCTAAATTCTGCCATGACATTTGACCGCCACAGCAGAAATCAAATATGAGGTATTATGAAAAAGGTATTTCAACCCAATACCGACTGTCACGGCACCGCTGATCTCGGTGTTTGATTTCCACAGTTTGGAACTCGGCTAAGCCCCGTAAACCGTACAGACATTTGACCGACCTGCACGGTGTAAAGAAAAAGGACAAGTTATATCAAAAAATTCTAACTACCTAGTATTATGTTCAAGTGTCCAGCACTTATAAGTGAGCTCACTCGATTAAATTCTTCCTGCGCGGATTCTTCTGATTCATACGCGCCTAACAAATAATTTTTACCGTTTTCTAACTCGGCATTTATTGTCATTCCATCTCGTCTCAACACGGCTATGTCTAACGGGATAGATATATCTTGGCTTTGTGAAACTATTCTCATTCGGCTCAACCTCCGTTTTTTGTTTTTGGGGATATTTGGGGGACTTAATAGGGCGAACGTACGTTCGTATATAGACCCCCTCCCCATCTTCCAGTCCATTCGGTGCGGATCTGCTCAAATCTCTGCCGGATCCGCTCATCTGTTCGGGTTTTGCTTGCTTTCTTTCGCTCTCTTGGACAAACCATAGTTTGTCAAATAGAGTAAGTCAATATGTAGTGGTCATTTCTTCCTCTGCCACTATATCTTGTTTTTCTGCCGATTCCAACACTTGAACCGGTGCAGATTCTCCAAGTTTTGGTAAATCAGCTGCACCCAATGAAGCGCGCTGGGCATTCTCTCGTGATACTCCTGGCAGATTCCAGCGGAATTGGTGGTTGAGAATTGCCAAAATCCCCATGGCTTTGTTTCCTGCCGTTGACAGTTTGGCGCTTAATGATTCTTCACGTAAAGCGTCTATTTTTTGCGTGAGGCGATAAGGGGCATCGCTTAATCTTCCCGGCTTATTCGTCGCCCACGCGTTAATCACATCACTCGAAATTCCTGTAAGGAATGAAAAGCCTGCCCTTGATATCTCTTTGTCATTCATGACACATAAATAGGCGTAAGATTCCAGCACCTTCTCAAGCTTTGATATATCATATCTATTGCAGTTGGATTTCTGAACTGCTCCGGGGATTTCAATATTTCGCTTGTCTCTTAAAATATCCCTATCCTTAAACAAACATCTGTTTGTATACATCAAGGCACCATTCCAAATATTCTGTGGCTCTTTGCTCATGTCTTTTATGGGTGGTTTTTTCAGCCTACAATATTCATCTATGCAGGCGGCTATCTGGCTGTCGTAGACTTCCGGCATCTGCTCCGCCTCAATCTGTTCTAATTCGATTTTTTCGGTATTTCCATTTTCTGCCATATTAGCCACCTCCTGAATGATTCCAGCACAGTCCGTTGATTCTGCCCGGCTCTGTCTGATCTGATCTATCTTATCCAACCTCGTCCGCTTTGGTCTGATCTGGTCGGCTTGTGTTGTCCTATACTTTTAATAGACCCCTTTTTTGCTCATTTGTCAATGAAAAATTTTATTTTTTTAAAAAAATTTATTTGGGTGCGGTCTGCCGCGGTCGGGTTTGCCCGACAAATATTATATAATAACCGAGCTTTTCAAGGTTATTATATAATATATATTCTTCACTTCTTTTTATATCTTTCTTTTGCTCTTTATTCTTTTCTTTGCTTCTTTCTTTTCTTTTTCTCATTTTCTTTCGTTCTGTTTGTAATCTGATTGCATTTCTGTTTGTGATTTGATTGCATTTCTGTTTGTTAAATTGCAATTTCCCATTGTCTGGAAACCGCTAAAAGTCGGTACTTTGGCGGTGCTTTTCTGTTTGTAATTCTGCTCGTTAAATGATTGTAATTCTGTTTGTTAAGTTGCTGAATTTGCCCCATTTAATTTTTCCAATTTTAGGCAATAAAAAAAGACCGCCGAAACGGTCCTTTTTATCTGTTTTGGAATCCAAAAATTATTTTTTGCCGACATCATGCAAATAGAACTTGCGCTCTAATTCGTCAATTTCTGCTTCATACTCCCGCCCGTCAAATTCTAATCCTTTGATATAAGAATATCTTGGATGTTTTTTCTGCAATTCCGCAATCATGCCGCCGATGAATTCCGAATTTTCTTCATTTGCTAAAATTTCGCTTATTTTTTTAGCAAACTCCGCATTTCCGGCTTTTGCTCTCGCGATAATTTCCGAATCGTTATTGATTCGGTTCTCAACCGATTTCATGAACTCTTTAAAATGTTCTGTATCTGGATTGCTTCCAAGTTCTGCATAAATTTTAAATGATTTCATAATTACCACCATCCGCGCCGATCTCTGCGGCACGCCTTTCTTTATTTGATATATTCAGCATACACTAATTTTAGTGAATTGTCAATACCTAAATTTAAAAAAAATCAAACTTTTTTATTTGGTATTTTGGAAATGATCTCGGCTCTGTCTTGATCTGTTTCGACGAACTTTAAAACGTCGCGCGGCTGCATTTCCAGAACGCAACAAAGCCGATTCAAATTATCAAGAGTGATAGAAGTATCGCCCTTCTTAAATTTAGCCATTGTCGATTGTCCAAATATTCCGGACGTGCGCGCCACGTTGGAATTGATCCCAATATTTGCGAGTTCCTTAATTACATCAATTTTATATTCTAGCATTTTTGCGCCTCCTTTTATTTTTTTTCTTATTATAAAGCAACGTAAAAAAAAAGTCAATATTTTTTCACGAAAAATAGTGTTTTTCTATTGACAATTCACTAAAATTAGTGTACAATGGTTATAGATCAAAGGAAAGGAGATCTTGAAAATGAAAACATATAAAATTTATATTGGCGGCTTCCAGATCGGAACCGAGGAATTGACCGCAGCAGAAGTTAAAAAAATGAATAACTCCGGGATCGTCGTTGTTCCGGTTGAAAAATAGGAGGTAATTATTATGGAGAAAAATTATAGTGTAGGCTACGACGTAGCCGAGGACTTGACACACAGAATAAAGGCGCATAGCGTCATTGTAGCGGATTTTGCATATCCGCAAGACGCGGAGGATTTCATTGTGAAATGTATGCCGCTGGAAAATCAACAAAGATTCTTTGTTGAAGCAAAATTCAACGAAGAGCGGATTTATCCGGTCAAATAATAATTTCGAAACGCTCTCCGGAGCGTCCGCCGCGGGATAGCCTCCCGGTGCTGATGAGATAGGCTAGAAAGGCGATTATTATGGCAAATATAAAATTGCAGGGGATCCACTCCCCACAAAAAGCGATACCGGCGGGAGATCTCAAGCCGGGAATGGTGACTGTTTGGAATTTCGGTTTTACCGAAACAATAAAAAAAGTTGAGCCTACCAAGAGCGGAAAGAGTGTTAAATGTCTCATTGTCTCAGATGAGACGGGAACCGAGTACACCCGGACAATGCGAGTAGATAGACTTGTAGCAGTCAAAGAGGTAGAGGAAGAAGAGCCAAAAAATCCAATTGATGCCGCTATTAAGAACCGAGACAAAGGACCACATATATACGCCGAGATCGGAAGCGCGCTAGAATCTTTTGACACGCAGACATTGACGCAATACTATATCGAGCATCTGGGCGAGGGCGTTTTGCGAAATTTCATTGAACAAGGAATAATTGCAAATGAAATTTCCAAAGTCAGAAAATAAGCCAAATGGCGGCAAATCCGCCCTTTTGGCTTGTAAAAGTATGCCAAATGTGGTATACTTAGGGCATGAAGAACCATGCCCCGAAAGGCTCCAGTCGATCGGCTCAATCTTTGCCGGTTGGGTTTCTTCTGGTAGCAATTAAAAAAACCGAACAAGAAAACGCAATTTTTGAAATTGTGAACTTTTTTCGGTTTGAAATCAGGAAAGAAAACTACCCCAGGGGGGTTAAAATTTCGTTGCAAAATTTGCAGCGAGTAAAGAAAGGATGATATTTATGAGAACAGAAGCGCAGAATATGCATATTAACGGTGTAACAGTCAACGGAATTTGGGTAAGTTTTGATATTGAAAACGTTGTATCTATATCAGAAAAAGGCGTAAAGTCGGAAGCGATTCAAGGGATCGCAACTTTTGTGAGAGCAGGAGAACAGATCCATAAAATCTATAATATTGGCAACTTTGATTTTTGTGCCAAATTATTAGATAATGAATTTGCCAAAATGGAAGCAAAAAGAATGATTGAGGGTGCCAATAGAAGCGCTCATAGTCCGTTTAAATAAAATAATAAATAAGTATTATAGGCACGTTTGGCATCGCTGATCGTGCCTATAAGTGCCGAAAGTAGGTATAAAATGATAAATGACGACTTAAAAGAGTTTATAGGCGAGGTTTGCGATGTTCTGGAAATTCCAGTCCCGAACATTTCGGACGATTTTCGCGTATTCGAAAATAATACAAGGATGGCAGTGTTGGAGATTAAAAAGAACGTGCCAACATTGTATTTATGCGACCGGATGGAGACAGAGCAAGACTATTATTTTGCCGTAGCGCATGAACTTCGCCACCTTTGGCAGTATATAACCAATGAAAAATACTGGCTTGGCGGCTATAAAACCGCCGAAGAAATCGGAATAACCGCATATAATCGGCAAAGGCTGGAGATAGACGCAAACGCATTTGCCGCGCTTGTTATAGTGCTATCTTTTGGGATGGTCCCGACGTTCCAGTCGCTGGACTTGGAGACGCGGCACATGATAGAAGTTCGCGCGCGCCAGATCATGCCGGAATTGGACGATTGAATTTCACTTTTTAGATTTTCTGAAAAACTGACTAAAAAATCGAGATATCGGAATTGTGAATTTTTCTCGTTCTGAAATTTCAGATTGTTTATACCCTAGGGGGGTTATTTTTTCTTTGCAAAATTTTTTTGCGCGTACGAAATTCGTATTCGAAAAATTGGAAAAGGCAGAATCCATTTTAGGATCCTGCCTTAAATTTTACTGGTTTTCCATTTCTTCCCTTGATTCTCTTGCTCTCCTTGCGTCTCTTATCGACTTCTCCGTTGTCTTTTCCATGATGCCAAGATGAATTTCTGCGAGTTCAGCAAGTTCTGGGAAGTAACTAACGACATCCATTGCATACTTTGGTGGATAGCCGTTTTCTCTTGTATATATTTCTTTAGCGGCATCCAAGTCAAATTCTTCTCCGAGCCGTTTCAGTATGTGATGGTAAACATCTTTTGTTTGCCTTTGGCTACGTTGTGCCAAGTAATTCATCCTGCGTCGGTTTCTTTCGTACCAACTAGCATTCCTCGGCACTTTTGTACTGCTTGTATGAAAAACTGGCTTTGCGTAACTGTGTATGTCCGGAATCTGCGCCAATGGGTTCTTATCTTCTTTTCCGTGGAAATAAGAATTTACCAACTGCCTTTGTACTTTCCAAGCCAAATCATCTGTGAATACTTTTACAAGCATTAAATACCCGCTTTCAGTAAACAAGTATGTACTCATGTTTGGATTTCCAATGATTTTTTCGTTAGGGGAATATCGTTCCCCTAACTCTTTTCTTGTTATCTCATAGTAGTCAGTGCCAAGTTCAAAATACTTTTTATGTTTTTGGAAAGCCTTCTTTGCGGTATCGCTTTTCTTTTGGTGTACCCTATCAATATCCTTGAACGTAACTACACGTTGCCCGTTATATTCTTTTATCTGCATTTCTGTAGATTCTATAGTAACCATTCCATTCATAATGCTACACCGCCTTTCTCAATAATAGAATAAACATCTCTTTCATCTTTCAATGCTTTGTCCTGCGTTGTAGCCAAAGTAATAGCAATGGCACGCAAAATGCTTTCATTCTCTGTTTCAGATGACAATTGAGATATAATCCCTCTCAACTGATTCTTTCTGCCGTTTCTAAGTGTTTCCAGTTCCATTCTGTCTTTCTTTGTCATACACTATCATTCCTTTCTAAAAACTTCTTGACATTCCGAAAGAAACTGATAGAATAGAATTATCAATTCCTTTCGGATTGGTGTTAAGAGTAATCGTGTCTACTTTCCACGTATGGCGATTGCTCTTTTTATTTGTTTCTCTCTTCATACTGAATTTCTATTCCTCGTCGAATTACCTTTGATCTATCGGAATTTTGTTCAGTAACCAGACAATCTAATTTGTCAAGACTTTCTTTATCCAACCTTATCTGTATGCGTGTGTCTTTTGGATTGTCTTTAATTTTTTGCCCTTTCAAAGGTGCCATTTTATCAACTCCTTTCAAATTGTACTGACATTTTGTACATTTTCAATATATCATTTTGTCAGTACAAAGTCAAGCACTTTTTGAAAAAAAATTAAAAAAGGCAGCCAGATAAGGCTGCCAAAGCAAATTGGTTAAATTGTTTATAAAACTTATTTATTTCTTTTATATTCAGAATATTCAGTTACTATGTCTTTCCATCCATCTGGAAGTTTATTTGAAATATTCTTTATTTCTAAGAAATACGCATTTTCATTGTCGGAAAATTCGGAATAATTACCGGCTGGCGATAGCAAAAATGTATAGTATGTGTTTATACTTTCGGATAGTTCGCGCACCCAAGAATCATATTCACCATATTTTTCAACATATTCACTTTGTAAAGAAAAAGTTTTTATTTTTTCGTAATAATCCAAAAATTCATTTGCTTTTTTAACAAACTTTTTCTTTGAAAATTCCGTTTTTACGCATTTATCTACTGCGGTATTAAAATCTACAAATTTTCCATTTTTCATTGTATATTTGTTTGTTGACTTGTCTTTTGTTTCCCATATCGCATTATTCCACGTTTTACTTATAATGTAACCTTTTTGTGCAAGCAAATTTATAAAATCTTGAGAACCAAGCAAAAAGTCCATCGTTGTTATGAGGTATTTTTTATGATTTTCCAATTTTTCTTGTTTTTGTTTTTCTTCTAAATCTTTTTTTACTTGTTCTTGTTTAATTTTTTCTTGTTCCTGTTTAATTTTGTTTTGATGTAAAAATAAACCGCCAAAGACAAAAGACAACAAAAAAACAAAAAATATAGTAAAAAACACTATTTTCTTTTTCTTTTTGCTTTTATTTGTCTTTTCAATAAGATCTCTTTTTTCATTTTCAGATATTACACAACCACATTTAGGACATTCTCTTGCCGTACTACTTATTTTGTTTTTGCATTCTGGACATTTAATCATTGCCATAATGAAATCCTCCCATATAAAATTTTTACACAATTTTACCATATTTTCATAATTTTGTCAACCAGAAATCAATTATATTCAACCATAATGGTAATTTCATAGCCAAAAATTTTTTCTTTATCAAAAATTGGTATGCGTTTTAAGCCATAGTCCAAAAGGTCGTTTATGGCTATAAATGTTTTGTTTCCGCTGAAGACACAATATTTGTCTCGAAACTTGGAAACCACTAGTTTTTCCTCGATTTTTTTTCCGTTTAGCATTTTGTCAAGTATGTTTAACGTTTCTTTATGGTTTACGTTTTCCTCTCCAATATCAAAGATATACCTGATTTCTTGGTATTCTTTGATTGTAATTTTGTTTCTGCCCTTTTTCAATTCCATAGAATCATCCCTTTTCTAAATATTTTGTAAAATTTTATCACTTTTTAGAAATTATTGCAAGCGCAGAGACAAGATACTTATTTGAATTTTTGAGAATTTTCTGTAATTTTTCCTCTGTAATCTCTGGATTCGTCCTTTTTATGTATTCCAAAATAAAATTTAATTCTTTCAAAGTCATTCCCCTTTCTTCATACTAACCATGATATCATCAAGCAGATAAATCAAATCTGTGCCATAAATACTGATCCAGTCAGCCAAATACTCTTCCTGCTCCATTGGCATATGTACACCAAATGAAAAGCAGAATGCGTGGCATAGTTCGTGAGCGATTATTTTACGCAAATAAGATCCTTTAGGATTTTTTGATACAAATATACTCTTTTCATTCCAATCGGTCACTGCAAGCGAATATAAGCCGTCAGAGCGAATCAATCTTTCATCGTTTGAATTTACAAAAATCAAATTCCATAAAATGCCGTTTATAATAAACATAATATCCCTCCTAAAAAGGCTGGAGACATTTCTATCCCCAGCCGATAGTTTACTGAATCTTATTTACAAGAGCCGTAAGTTTTGTCTTTGTGAGTGCTTTTTCCTCTTGTGACATATTATTTACCATCCCGGAAACATCTCTTGCAAGTTCTGTCATGTATGTTTCCAGAGATTTCATGTTATGCTCTTTGTCTTCCGGAGTATTTGACTTATGCAATTCTTTTGTTTCTGTGTAATTGCGTTTTGTTCGGTCGTAATTGCTTTCGTTCATGTGTATATTACCAGACGGTTCCGTGTAGTACATTCTGCCATGCTTATCTCTGTCCATGTCACGCATTTTTTCCATTTCATGGTACTTTTCCGGTGTCATGTGGTAATATGGCGGTTCGTCATATCCTCTTTGATATGTGCCGGAACCTTTCGGGGCAAATCTGCCATTTGCATAGCGATAATGGTCGTAGTATCTTCTGCCGCCGTCTCCATAACGTTCGAACATTTCCAAAACTTCTTCTGGATCTGATTCATCCATTGCTTTTGTCAACGTTCTGTAGTACATGGCTTCTGATAAGTCTTTCATCATGTCTATGACTTTTCCCATTTCCTCTGTATCAGCCATTTCAACACCATGCTCCAACTGCTCATCAGCACATTTTGAAATTTTTTCAATCATGCAGTGCATTCTTTTGATATCCATATCGTCCACCTCCTACGCAACTCTAACAACTGTAAGATTGCTATTCTGAACTTCAATTGTCTGTCCGGAAGTGTTCTGTACCGCTACAGTGCTGCAACAACCTTTTGGTACGTCGATATAAACCTGCGCCGAAACATTCCAGAAATTTTCAACCGCCGCAGGAGTAACAATCATCTTCGTAGCCTGCAAAGGCTCCCCATCAACTGCCAAAGCAATGGAAATTGCTTCAACTGTTCCACCGGTAGGAATCTGAATGTTTCCAGAAAAATTAGCAAGGAATCTTGCTCTGCACTGGTTTGTAATTCCACGGAGTTTGACAATGCCAGATCCGTTTCTGTGTACGATACAGTTTGAACCATTTGTCGCCGTCTCTGTAAATGCTACGTCTTCGCCTTGTGCGACACTCTGTAATGCTATTGCTGTGTATTCTGCCATAATATTATACCT